ATGAAAAAAACATTACTCAGTCTTGTTATGCTGACTGTAATATCAACGCCAGTATTGGCTAAAACGCCTATCGCTAATTTGAAAATCAATGGTGATATCAAACCACCAACTTGTACTATTAATGGCGCAACACAAAGTGATGTTATTTTTGATTTAGGTAAAATTAGTCCATCGTTGATCCCTAAATCATCAAATTATATATATCCTCATAATACAACCTCGACTAACGTCACTATTGAATGCGATGCAAACACTTATCTTACATTTAAAGCCACTGATACTTATGTAAACAGTCAGCTTGATCTTGATCAAACCAGTAAAACTAAAGCTAGTGGGATATTTCACCTGGTTAATAAAGACCAGGTAGACACTTCCGTGGGGGGAATACTATTCGTTTGGTACAATGTGACTGTAGATGGAAAACCCGCATTTATTAGCCGGGCAAATGATGCAACGGTAGGTTTTTCAGATAATAAAACTGTTATAGTTAAAGAAGTCACTAATGGTTGGACGACAAAACAACAAGAAAATGTAGATAAAAATAGTTTAGATTTAATGCCAGGTCAGATTTTTTCTACCAGCATTTCAGCAGGGAAAGCATCTTCTGCATTTATTTTATCTAAAGATTCATTAAATAAAAAAGGCATAGATATTTCTAACGGATTAGATTTTATCGGCGAGGCTGTTCTCACTTTTAACTTTGGTGTCTAAACCTAAAAAATAATTGATAATCACAATATAATGAAATTAATTTTTGTATTGTGATTATCTTTTTATGTCAATATTAATAAACTATCGATTTACAGCTCTTAGGTAAAAGTGATAATAGTAACATCATTACCTAACATGTTAATTTTGATATTTTATGGGATTAGATATTGTCATGTTTAAAGATCAATTTACACCACAACAAAAAATGGATATTTGCACTTTTGAAGAAGGTGATCCGACGGAAAAACCCTTGGGTTAAAGGGAAACCTGCCCAAATACACATTGAAATTGTCCCCCATAATCCTAATTGGCTTATACAATTTAATGAACAAAAATCGTTAATTCAGAATGCATTGTCAGATATAGCATTATCAATTGAGCACATAGGATCTACTGCGGTTGCAGGATTGGCTGCTAAGCCAATAATTGATATCGATTTAATTATAGAAAATCCTAAAGATGAATCATCTTATATTCCTCAATTAGAGGCATTGGGCTATGAACTCATTATTCGTGAGCCTTCATGGTATCAGCACCGTATGCTTAAACTGAGTAATCCGATGGTTAACTTACATGTATTTGGAAAAAAATTGTCTCGAACATTGGCGCCACCTATTATTCAAGCAATGGTTAACAACACATCCTGATGATTTAGCCAATTATGCGGCGATTAAACAGCTTGCTAAGCATAATGTAAAGACGACTCAAGATTATAACCTGAAAAAACAGAGCCTTGTACGTGCAATTTATCAGAAGATTTTTACCTCATTGATTGGCGACTAATAACCCGTTATCAGTGCACAGTGCGTTATTGATGTTCTGTATATCAATTTTTTAGACCGTCTTTATGGGTTTTCTAAGGTGTCCAAAAAACTATTTTAATTCCAATGCCAACTTGTCAATGACTAACTATTTACTCATCATAATTAAGCCCCAACTCACCGTTAAAGGGCTTTAATATGATGATATATCTGTTACTTATATAGTGTGAAATATTCAGGAGTTACTAAGAATGGAACCATACCGTATTGCATTAATTGGTTTACTGACACATCTGATAATTTAAAAGTCAGTGGTTTATTGCCAAATTTAATTCTGCCTATTAATACTGGATCATTTTTAGATGTATCTCCTGTAAATGTCACGCCTAACGCAACTACCTTATCCATTTTCACGTTACCGGGCATAAGAATAATGCTGATACTAAAATCCATCTTTTGATGTGAATTTTTTTCTGCTTGCTTGATCCTTTTAATTACCCCTTCTGAAGCATAAACCCCCGCCAATATCTCTTTGTAAGAGAAGACCATTAGATCCGTATCAACAGTGTTTTGGCCGTCTTCAACCTTGCCAACACCAACAGGTATTGAGAAATGGGCGAATGAATTAAGTTTTTGCTTATAACATTCAACATATTCCGCATCTCTGAAAATCTCAGGAACTTTATTTTTTAATTCTATCAATGATTTAGACTCTTTCCTTGAGTCTTCAAAATCATTACATGAAGAGACTTCGAAATTAATATTTCCTTTAACAATATTTTGCTCACTAGACAATAAGTTATCTGTATTTATTTTCGTTTCTAAATCAACCTTACAGCCAACTAATAAGGAAGATATAACGGCAACCATAAATATTTTTTTCATCAAAAAGCCCTTATGATAATTAAACAAAAATTTACAATTCTATTTAACCATCACAAGGGCTTATAGCAAGCAAAAAATAAAGAAGAGGATTTTATTAAAGATAAGTGTTCTAAATTTTGTTAATTTAATTATATTTATATGGCAATATAAAACCATCAAAATAAGAGTATCTAATTACACGTCTTATTTAATCAATATAAAACCCACTCTTACCACATCTAAGTTAACACTCTATTTTTAATTCTTTCTTTTAAAGAATATCGGATAGTAAAATAAACTCACTTTAAGAAAGTCTTAATTAGACATATTAAAAATACATATTCTTTTAAAATTAAATAAATAAACAGAAGGTGTATTATATAATATTGCTTTGTTATTTATCCTCTAAAAAGGAATAATTTTATGAAAAAAGTATTACTTAGCCTTACTATGTTGGCTATAATGTCAACGCCAGTATTGGCTAAATCCCCTGTAGCTAACTTAAAAATCAACGGTGATATTAAGCCACCAACTTGTACTATTAATGGGGCGACACAAAGTGATGTCCTTTTTGATTATGGAAGAATAAGCCCATCACTTATCCCTCAATCGAAAATTTACTCTTACTCTGGCATTGTAGCTCATAATGTCGTTACGGTTGAATGCGATGCAAAAAACATATTTAACATTTGTTGCGTCTGATACTTATGGTGACACGGAATTAAGTGTTAATAATACGTCAGAATGGTTTCATTTAGTTGATAAAGCAAATCCTGAAAATACAGTTGGAGCGGCTGATTTCATATGGAGTGATGCTACGGTCGATGGTAAACCAGCATTTATTTCACGGGCAAACGATGTTGCAATTACAGGAAAAAGCTACAACAACGTCCTATACAAAGGGCCAACTAATGGTTGGACATCAGAACAACAATCAGGTGTTGATAAAAATGCCCTGGCTCTAATTCCAGGTGAAGTTTTCCAATCAAATTTCAGGCATGGTAATTCAAATGGTACCTTTATTTTATCTAAAGATGAATTAAGTAAAAAAGGAATAGATTTATCTAATGGTTTAGATTTTATCGGGGAGGCTGTTCTCACTTTTAACTTTGGTGTCTAATTTTTAGAATAATTGATAATCACAATATAAAGATTTATTATATTGTGATTATCTTTTTATATTAATATGAATGAATGTTATTTATGCTATCCTAGCTTTCTTCCTCTTCTTTCTGTCTGCATTTTTTCCGCTTTCTGTGCTTCTTCTATCTCACGTATTCTCACGAGAATAGAACCGTCCTCTATAACTGCAGAGTCGTTCCAAATAAGTGACTGTTTATTAACGTCGAGTGGCGTTTCAATACTGTTATCAACACAGCCCAATTTAGTTGACAGAGAAAAGTAAAAACTACGTCATGGAGAATGTATGCAAAGAGAAAGGAGTTTCCAAAACCACAAAAAAACGAAAGCCGGCACATTTTTAGATTAGCCAGAGCATGTCTATGAAGAGTGGGTTAGAAGTGAAAAATGGTAATGCTAATTTGACCCGTTACTTGACCCGCATATCTCGCAGATTTTTTTAAAAATCGCATAAGGTGTTGATTTTAAATGGTACCCCTACAGGATTCAATATAACGACGTATGACATTGATTATAAACATCTTAATTTCATTCAATTTTGTATCATGCCCCCAATTATGCCCCCTTTTTATTTTGTGACTCAAAAGTTAAGAAGTTCAGGCTTCAGTTTTCCCAAAGCTACTAGTGTTGCATAAATATCATTAATAGTGATTTTATTGCAGATAACGAAACACCAACCAGAAATAACCCTCACCGTAATCTCACCGCGTTTTTTTACCGCCTCCGTTTCAAACGGAACGATAGCAACCGAAAAGTATTTTTCATCCGATAGGCTACCCTCTTTAAAAGGTGTGGTTAATTTGCGCACCTCAATATGAGGTGTACAAAACAGAATAGGTAGGCTGGTGGCTATATTCGAACTACCTCGATATTTTTTGGTTAGTTGAACTGGTCATCTTAAAGAGGGTCGGTTAAAGGTAGGTAACTAATTGTGGGTTAGTTTAAAGAGGTAAAATGTCCTCTTTAGCTTTACCGATTTCAAATCAGCTTATTGATACTAAGTTTTACTAACCAGCAACTATCTGCGCCCCTGTTAGCTGATAACCATTAAACCATTCATAGCGACCTGTAGCAGTTACTTTATTTCCTTTCTGGTAGGTCATTAGCTCCAGTGCGTTAATATCGAATGCCACTATTTTTAATGGGTATGGACTACGCTTGTCACTTTCAGCCTGAATAGTCATCGTGGCCATAACTTTACCAGTGGCTGTTTTAACTCTCTCAGGTGCTTTTATTACCGTTCCTGATGTGGTGATCTTGATTAACTTTGCTTTTCTCATTTTTGGTTTATTCATCTTGATACCATCACAATATAAGCCATCGACTAAAATAAAATGCTGATTGGACTTTGGAAGATCGGATAATAATTCCAACTTATAGAGGTGATCTAAACGTTAATTTATCCATGATGATACGGGATTATCCCGTATGTAGATATAACCTGTTGATTATACTTAATTCCGGTAAATCGACGGAATCAAAATACAACTGATTGATAATACTTAATTCTGTAACAAAACCAGATTAACGCTCATTGGTCATCGTTTCAGTGACCAATGGTAAGAGTTGGCAACACATTGTTTTTATTGCTAACGGTCAAATTGACCGACTGAAACCTGATTGTTAATACCTTGCCGTAATCTTGCCGTCGCTCTTTGTTGTAATCTTATCTCTCAGCATAGATAACTTATTGATATTTATCCAGAGTGCTTATTTGCATTGTGGTTACTTTTACCTCGTAGCCATTATTGGAATATTGCCAGCCAGTGACGAGCCTCCGATTTCAGAGCCTCACGTCCCCTTAATTTCAAGGCGACCTATTATCTTTTTGGTGCTGGCTTCGTCCATTGGTAGGTAGGTGCTGTCATTCTTCGTCTGTGACGTTCTTTAGCCTGCATTGTCTGTGCTACACCTGTTCTAATCGCTAATCGATCACGTCCGTTGAGTGATTGCCCTTGCTGGTGGGCTAACTCCATCATAACGACTTCTATTGCTTCTCGTTGTAACATGGCTATACCTCAAAGGAGTGGTTATTTCCGCCATACCTTGATTGTGCTGAATTGGAACAATCAAAGGTTATCAATCCACTAGCGTAAAATATGCCGTTTTGCTGGCAACCAAAGTGGCAACCATCAAAGTGGCAACCACGTTAGCAGATTGAATACGCTATTTCAGTACGTACCCAAAGTGACGGCCTTGGAATAATCAAACAGTTACCGATGCGGGCAATATCATTTTGCTGCGTACCATTCTGCGTACTTTTCCACAACATCTTGATTTTATTTGATTATAACGAATCGTTAGAATTAAACACATACCCACTGCGTACCTAAAATAAATAAACGATGTCAGGTTTTGTCAGGTTCTGATGTTAACAATTGTCAACATTTAGCGGGTAAAGTATCCAATAAAATATAGCCTTTTCGGTGGATACCTTAGTGGATACCTCACGTTTGAAAGCCAACGGATCATCATAGTACCACTATGTTTATGTGGTTAGCTGTATTGGCTAATATTTAGCTACTTTAGCTAAAATCACTAATTTGTGGTTTTGATACCAAGGGTAGCATTTCAACTGTTACCCTTTCCGACTATGGCGATAATCACCACAGTACAGCACTCATTTTTGAGCTTTGCTATGTATTCAATCAGTTACAAGGCGCAATAATACGCTTTGCTTGTTTTACTGTAGGTTACTCTAACTTTAAGTTATGGACTTATTCGTTAAATCCACTAGCAATGATACATTTCCTAATCTGTATAACAGTGTTATACACTGATATAATAAGCGCTCACTGAGTTAATAAAGGACTATTATTATGAGTAAATCTAATCTTATTGCCTTTCGTCTCCCTGCTGAACTACAAACCCTGTTTAATGAGGCTGTATCGAACTCTGGTAGCGATAAAACAGCGTGGATAGTCTCCGCTATCAAAGAGAAGTTAAACCGTCCAGACAGTAATCCTGACGCTCGCATACTGTCGCTAGTGGAGCGCCTAGAATCGTCTGTGGCATCTTTAATTGCTGGTAAGGCAGATATCCCACCGTATACCTATAATGAGTCTACTGTTGTTTCTGTGGTTAATTCTGTGCTGTCTGAGGGTGTAACCAATGGGCGCATTATTGCTGAACGAATTAATGAGGCAGGCTATCAAACTAAGGCAGGTAAAGCGTGGGATAAAGATATTTATTCAGCGTGGAAGCGCCATAAAGATATTACTGACAAGCTGGTTAGCTAACTACTTTCATATCACTGAAAATTCATTGTGAAAAAACTTAGCAAATCTTAGCATTGAATGCGCAATTTACCTTAGGAAAACTTAGGATCTAGGCATTAGAAAAACGTTAGGATTTGTTAGGATTTAATGTCTATATTTGTCGCTATCAGCCTCTATTTACAACCTTTCTAACGTGTCCGAAAACTTATTGCTAGCGCGCCTGAAAATCATTAAAGTTTATTTGATTTGGGTTGGCTTATGATTGGGCTGATTGTTCTTTTTCCTTATCCAATAGATTTTTTAATCCTGAGATATTGTTATTATCGAATCCCATTGAATTAAACGGAATAACGCCCTGATGTTTTTCTAAATGATCATTTACTGAACTTAGCCATGTAGAATTACAACTTATTCTCTTGGTCAGACTCCATATTAAAAATATGATACCTGCCATTCTTGATAGTTCAGGGCTTTTTGGAGACAAGCGCGAGGCTGTTAAATCAATATTATCTAACACATCGATGCTAATTTTTGAGTCTGAAAAATCGGTATTCCATAAACGCGCATGGTGGGCACACCTGTTTCTAACTGTATTAAGATGCTCTAATGCTGTTTTCAGTCCATCTCTTACATTTGCTGAGTTAGGCTTTAGAAAGCCAAGCGATTTACAAATTTGATGTTTGTATTTATCTTCAAGCATTCCGTAGAAGCGAGACATTGTACCGAAATCCCAAATATCAACGATAGCCCATATAGGAATATCCCCATACTTATCTAAATTCCATCGTATACAATCTTTATCACTATTTCGCTCTATTAAAGAATCTAACTTTTCTAGCCATGTATCATGTCGGTAGTGATGTCTGTATTGGATGATATTCTTATCTTTGTATGCCGTAGGGGATACTTTACCTAGTTCGTAAGCTATTTTTGCTTTAAGATAAGTTTCAATTCGTTCTATTCCATAAAAAATAGAACTTCTTAGTTTTACATCAAATAAATAGTGTGCGTATACCGTTGTAAAGGTTGTACCCTCAAGGAATGTTTCTTCGCGTCTGGCTTCATCGGGTGCTACTGGTGGGATTAACTTTAACTTACGGAATGGATACCAATACCCAGATAGCCTGTAATATCCAATATTCATTATTTTCTTTACCGCCTGCTCAGGAGGTAGATCCTCAAAACTCATTCCTCGTTTTTCTAGCTTTTTTATTTGGTCAAAATACGTTAGATGAGGTTTTAGAGGGTGCATAGCAGCATGGAAAATTATCAGATAGTAGATAAAAGAAAGCCCCAAACGTATCGCAAACCAGATTTCTCCGTTCTACGTAGAGGTTATGAGGGGCACTGTTGAGATAAATAATACTGAATATATTTATCTTGTCTAGGGGCTAATCATTATGAGCTTGTAATTACCTGTCTATTTTTTTAACGTAAACACAATATATATAGCTATAACCAAGTTATTTACACATACATATAGCGATTTAGCTATTTGTGCTGTTGCTTTTTTTAGCTTCTCAATGATTGCTTGCCTCACAAACTCCTCATGATTGCCCCTGTTACTCTATCGGCTCTTATGTGAATGTTGATGGATTGTTCACACGTCACAATTAGGCGCATTGTCGGTACATCATAAAAATAATGGTTGGTTTCTTTTTGGTTGTTTTTTGCATATTTCCTTCCACGCGCGTACTGTTCACGAAAGTATCTAAGTTAAAGGCAGATTTCTGCCCTTTTAAATATATTAAGCTCTAGTTATCTTAATAACAGAAAGCTATCACGATAGGATATTAGTTTAATAATGCAGATAAGTAAGAGGCTGAACTCATCAAATAATAAAATTCAGCCAATGATGAAATGATGAGGTATTGCTATTGCTCTACTTCCCATTTTAAGCCGGCTGTTTTGAATTTAAACTGCTGTGTTCCCTTGCCTTCAATAGGGAGTTCAATATAAACCACTTCTGAATTTTTTATTTTTCTTACAAATTCCATATATTCGATAGGAACAATAAAATTGCGTTCTGGAGTTACCACTGCATATAAAATAGTTTCTATAGGATTATCTCCAAATTTAACTAAGGCTTTGCAATTAGAACTAGTACAGTTAATTGGTGATTTAAGTGTTTGTATCTCCATGGAGGTAATTAATTCATCATCAGGGCTAAACAAAATAATATTTAATTTCTCATCATCTAGTTTTGAATTAGTTTCATTAGATAACACACCATAATAGGATGTATTCCCTCTCATCTCATCCACATCAGTAGTATACTGCCACCCTGCTAATACAGGAGTTGAACATATCAAAGAAAAAATAAAGCCAAACAGTAACTTTTTCATCATTAACCCTTTATTCACTATTTAGCTTTAATTATAACTTTGTAAGTAGTATTAGCAATTACACATTAAAAACGTCTTACTTTTGTTTTTATCAATAAATCTAATGATCCCCCTTCTCTACCTTCTTCTTCAACAAACTTTCTTAATTTGCTTTTAAATAACCTATCTGCTTGGCTACTGCTAATACCGCTATTTGATGATCGCTCCCTCTCACCGTTTTGAGGGGGAACATTAATCCCTCCAAGGTTGATATTGACATTAACACCACCAGCAATTTGAGGATTGCGGGCGATAAATGCTGTTGGCTGTATAACCGACATTGGAGCAGAACCACCGACATGACCACCTGAAGCATAACCTCGCTTTCCTGCATCCATTAGTCGATAGAGATTATCCACACCTAGTCGTTGCGTTGCTTCCTTGGTAAAGACGAACTCGCCTTTATGTACTACACCTGCGGGGTCATATTTACCACCATCACCAGTATAGCCACCTGTGGCATGCCCTTTTATCCCTAAAAAATTACCAAGTGTTGTACCACCAAGCCCAGCCTCTAACATTCTTATCGTTGTAAGCTGGACGATCATTTTTGTTGCCAAATTAAAGAAACTAGCAGCATAATCTTTAAAACTAGCTTTGCTTTTCGTTAGAAAGTCAGTCATTGCCCCCGTCATGCTATCAAAAGCTTGTTTAGTTAATTGTTGTGCTGCCGCATTTGCATCTGTAACACTAATCACATATTCTGCATATGCTTTCTTAACTCCTTCGCGCCATTGCTCACGTAGCCAGCTTTCTGTTTCATATTTTTCCTGAATTAAATCTACACCACGTAGGTATTCTTCATCCGTTTCAGCCCCTCCTTTTTTAGTCCACTCCATTTTTAATTTGAGTAGTTCTCTTTGTTGTGCTATTTGTTCGTTAGTCATTCCTATCGTTGCTTTGCGTAGTTCGATCTCAGCTTTAAGGTCATCATTGGAATAACGTAACTGATTTAACTGTTTCTGTTGCTCTATCTGATCTCCAATACTGGCGGCCTTTTCTTTTTCTGCCAATATTGAGTCTTTTCTTGCTAATAAGGCTCGTTCTTCCAAGCTCAGTGTTCGTTCTTTATTGGCTTGCTCAAGAATTTGAAACTTAGCTTGCTCTTGCCATAATGCCCTACGTTGCTGACTAATTGTGCCTATATGTCGGCTTTCTTGACTCAACATCTCAAGCTCAGCTTTTAACGCAATGACATGACTTTGAGTGCCTTCATCACGGCGCATTCCTGCAAAAGCAGCTTTATGAAAAGTCGGTTTACGTTTAACCGGATCCTTAAAAGCTTTATCAATTCCTTCTCTGGCCATTTTTATTTGTTCATCTGTCCAGAGTTTGACTTCACCTTTTTTCGCTAGCTCAATATTATCCTGTATAGCTTTATTTAATTTTTCGTGCTCCCTCCTGCGTTTCTCGGCATTATCTGTGCCTTTATCAACCAGTTGATTAAAATATACTTGGTTGTTAATACTACGCTCTTGGAGTTCTGCTGCCTTTTTATCAGCTTCAATTGATTTTAGTAACTCATCCCTTTCCTTTTCTAGAAGTTCCAATTCTTTATCATCTTTATAAGAAAGCCCTTTTCTTTTATCTGTACCCCTCCGAGGATCAGATTTAGCAAACTTTATTTGTTGTTCTAGTTTAGCTAATCGTTCAGCTTTGGAAGGATCAGCACCAAGCCCCATCACCGAATCCCACATTTTATTAGCAGCACGTCCAATCTCATCAAAAAAGCTTGGTAGTGTCCCCATGCTTGAACGTATTTCATTTGCGCGATCTGCCATCGCTCCACTTAATGCGTCAGTAGCATATGTTACGGCTTCCGTGGTCTTTCCTTGGTCTTCTAGTTCTTTAATGTGCTGTAATACAGAAGCGCTTAAATAGCGATACTGTTTATTTAGTTCAATAGAACCACCATACGGATCATTAGATAATCGTGCAAAATGCGAGACAAGCGAATCAATGCTTTTACCTGAATAACGGGAAAATTCCGCAATAGCATTTCCAGCCTTGCCAATGTCGACACCTATTTTTAACCCCGCGTCTAATAGCTTAGTAAGTGATTCTGTGGCTGAATCAGCACTTAGCCCAGCTTGAGTAATGGTGTTCGCATAACCAATAATTTCCCCTCGAGAAAGCCCAGCATACTTACCTGATGTTATTAATGCTCGGTTAAAGGCTTCCTGTACCATCTGGGCTTTGAATGTCGCATAACTCAAACCTCCCACGGCTAAAGCAGCGGCAGCAAGCCCTACATTTAACGGAGTGATTAATGAAGTTACAGCCTTCAATGAATTACCTATACCACCAAATGAGTCCTTTATCTGCCCCCCTTGTTGTATCATCACCATCCAAACAGGCATTCCTGATGCTAATGACGTAACAATATCTGTCATTTGGGCTGGCAATTGCCGCATAGCGTTTCGATATTGGCCAATGGTAATTGAGCCATTCATAAAGGCTTTTTCTTGCTCTTTTAGCTTATTGATCATCGGCGCGGCTTGTTGCGACACACCAAGTTGTGCTGCTTTTAACTCTAAAATCTCTGTCCTCGTTTTTCCTATGATTTCAGTTTGATTTTTCAGTGAATTTAAAAAATCATCAGCAGCTCGCTTAGCTCTATTTGTTGCCGCCTCTTGAGCTAATAGCGCCTGCCCTTCAGCAGTAAGGGACATATTAACTCGTGTTAATTTATCTCTAGTCTGCTCAAGTATGGCGTTATACTTTGCAATCTCATCACTTGGGTAAATACCTTTTTTGCTAGCGCTAGCTAATTTAGCTTGCCATTCATCTAGTTTTTGAAACGCTTTATTGGTTGGATTTATCGAGTTAAGTAAATTATCAAATTCTTCCCTTTGCTTTTTTATTACATCAGAAATTTTTTTTTGGTGACCAACCCCTTTATTAAACTGGTCATTTAAATTTCGCGAAGAAACTACTCACCTTTTCGGCTGTATCTCCAAACTCTTTTAACTTTTGCGTACCGCGCTCTAAGTCAGACGTTCTCACCTCAAGCGAAATTGTTGCTACATCAGCCATTTTTGCCCCCAGATTTGTTGTATTTCACGAGAATGAATCAAACGCCCAAACGCTTCCATGATGGCAAATGCGGCCTGAGGACAATTATCAATCAACTTAGTCATATTGGCTGAGTTAAGCGACTCATCAAATTCCCATGCTTCGATAACCTCAAGCAAAATTTCCGTAGGTGACATTTCAGGAATAGCCTGGATCATTCGAAGATAACTTTGTGTATTAGGGTCTTTGGGGAGACGAAACACGACAGCAAGTGACTTTATGCCATCCGATGTATTTATATTCACGATGGCATTTTTACGCTCAAATTGTTGAATAAATTTTCCTGTCATAAATATTCCTTAATGATTTTTTTGCATCATATCTAAACCTATATCTAATGCTCTACGTGCAATACTATGTAACGTTACTTTTCTGTGGCTAGGGTTGTTTGCTTGCTCTTTGGGGTAACAAAAATTTCAATAGCTCAGATTGTGACGGGGTAAGAATGACTGAATGTTTTTTTTGAGATTGGCTCATAACATTTCACCTTTTGCATCAATTTATTAATTCATTGCGTATTGTGAAACATTATAACTGTTCTGGTATAAATTTAAATCAACACACTGTATTTATAACCAGTTTTTGATGACTTATTTGTTGTTTGATATTAGGATAGGAAGGCTATGTCTATACATTTTTTCTTCTAGTGACCGCCTTTGCTCACGCTCTGGCGGTATTTTTTATTTATTGTCTCCCCCATTCCACCAGCATTTGTTTTGCTAATGCTTGTTGTTGAGGTGTGATTTCTCCTTTAGGCTGCCCGTTCATATCAAAACGATTACCGCCCAGAGTAAGGGCTTTCAGATAGGTTTTACGACTAATGTATGATCGTAATCCCTGTTTAATATGGCTCTCTGGAATATCCAACCCTTTATCTTTAACCTCAGCAATCATGACTTCCTTGATACCTATCATCAGTGGTTTAGCCTCTGGCTCATTAAATATCGTCCAGTGCTTCGCTATACGGTCAATACGGTGTTGTTTCTTCTTCGCGTGAACATCTGCCTTATTTTTCTTCTTCGGTTGCTGCGAGGCTTCCTGTGGCGTTTTAGTTTGCAAGCTTTTTGGTGTGTTCGTTGCTGGTGGATTTTTTACGTTTTAGTGTGAGTATTTGAGTGCTCATTTAAATATCTCTCTATAGGCGAAAAACGATTTTTCTTTGGGATAACGGGATAAGTTGCTTATTTTCATTTAATATCATCAAGTTAACTTATCCCAAACACCTCGATTTCTTATCCCAGACTTTTTATTTTTGGGATAACTTTGCTTTTTGATTAACATTTGTAACAAATTATTATCATTTGATTTGGGGTAACTTGGGATAACATGGGATAAATAGAAGTAACTTAACTTAATAATATTATTATCTTTTTTAATTCTTATCCCGTTATCCCACTTATCCCAACGTTTTTAATTCATCACGGGGATTCTGTTCTGGCTGGTTATTCTTCCTCGCTATCAATTAAGACAACAAATCGCTGCTGACTACCATTAATGCTGATAGTTTTACCGTCTACACGCCCTGATTCCGGTCTGACTAAAATACCTGCCTCTTCGAGCGCTTCCGCCCCCAATTTCTTTTGAATACCTGAGAGTATTTCATCTTCAAATACTGACGGGATAATATGATATTCGTCCTTGCCGTCCTCTCTGCGACCAGAAACCAAGTAACCCGCAAGGTTTGTTATTCTTCCTGCGTAAACTCGGTCTAAATCTCCGTTGCGCTTCCCATAGGTGTATGGCTGAAAGCGATTTAATCCATAGCGTTGAATAAAATCCCTTGCCCGTTTAACGACTTGATATTTTTCTCGGTTTCCTGTGCCATAGTTCTCTAGCCATTCATTGAAGCTATTACGAATAAATCGGCTACATTCGCCACTATCCCAACCCGTAATTGAGGCTGATAGCTCTGCGGTAGCGTCTAACATGGCAAAACGGGTAGCGGACTCGCTTAACCTGTGGTGACGCCTCTTCGGGTAAACTCGATAACCATTCGTTTTCTTTGACGGTCACTTTCTGGTTGGCCATGTCCTGATTGTTGGCTAAATACTCAATCCATGCTCTACCAACTGCCCCGCAATGCTGCGTTGATGCGCGTTTTATTGCTCGTGAATGCAAATCACCATCATCAAGGCTGTGAAACTCGACAGTATCGGTAAATGGCACACTCACCAGTCGCACTAATTGCCCTGCTTTTGGGGTAACACCATTACGAATGAGGTAAGTTTCAAAATCTTCCTCACCCGTTGATAACGCCACAATCGCCCAACGTAAAACGGCTTTGTTTCCCCCGTCTTTATTACCTTGAATACGCCCTGTACCATTAAATAAACTGTAGGCACTTCCTGCCACATGCCGCACATCGTTACCCTGCCCAATTTCATCAATTGGCATAAATCCATCATTTCGAGAGGCGGCTTCAATCGTTAACCCGTACTTTGTCGCATCCCATGTTAATTTCAGTTCATCGGGTACACCGTAGATACTTGAAGCCGCTTCTACAGTAGTTGTTTTCCCTGCTGAGGATTGAGCGAATAGGTGAATGCCAAACGAGCTACCGCCCGATAATGAGTTCAGTGGGGCAGCTAACGCAACTAAACCACCTAAAATCATAGATTGGTTGCCTTTCATTAAATTACCGACATTCTTCCGCCAGCTTTCAGCGGTTCCCCTGACGATATAACCCGCAACGGCAGACGTTCCGCCGCAAAAGGCAACAGGGCGGCTAGGTGTACCAATAATATGACCATCGGGCATCACATACGCTCCATCATGCCAACCTGCGGTATGTGTGATCGTCCATTCGTCGCGCTTTCCTTTCCGTTGAAGGTAGTTAGCTAATAAATCCAATTGACCACGCTTTGTTGTAATATTAACGCCACGGGAGCGTAACCTCCCCCACCCTTGAGGCGAACCTAGTTCACGTCTCGGAATGGCTTCATAAATTATGCGGTTGCTACCTTCTTGCTTCATCTCGATAACTAAATAGCTGTCTTTGCCATCAGAGCCAATACCTACCGTAGCCATTTCATCCGAAAACCACGTTTCTTTTTCGTCAATCTCGCCCGTCGTATTGTTTTGCTTGCGTTCGATGTAATACAAACCACCATGACGCTTATCAAAAAATGGGGCTAAGTCATCGTCAGGTCTGACTTTCTTTTTTGCGTCAATGTGGATCACGTTATTCTCTTCCACTATTTCACCTGCTTGCTGATCCACTTGGCCATTAAATGCCTGTCTTGCCGCCTCAATACCGTGTGATAGGCGGTAGTCATCCCAATCGGCTTTATCATCAGTTGGGGGTAAAACTGCGACACCATTAACCGCCTTAGCTGCCTTTTCTGCCGCTAATTTCCCTGTATTGTCTTGGTCTGGCTTAATATCGTTATCCCCAGCAATAATAATCTTGCTCTCTGGATACTTAACTCGCATTACCTTAGCTACATGAATGAGGTTTCCCGCATCAATTGCCGCAACTGTGTGCGCTTCTGGTTGGATTAAGTGACACGTTAGGGCGGTTGCTAATCCTTCAGCGATAATCACCGTAGAGACGTTTACAGGCTCATTGATGGGGTAATAACTGCCTGACTTTGAGCTATCTGACAGTAAACGCTTATCACCATTAGGCTTAATAGTTTGTGCGCCAGTAATAACGCCACCAGCGTCCAATAATGGAATGATAAGAGAACCGTCCTGTAATAAATCCATTTCAAAACCATGCAGCCCCTTAGCCTTGAGATAGTCAGATCTCCCACGTTGAACATTGGCAATAGTGCGGTTATACCGTTCAATAAAGCGTTTATGCTTCTCTCTCTTCTCGTTAGCTTGTTTTTCGGCTTGCTGCGCTTTCAGTTCGTCTTGTTGTGCTTTTATCTCAGAACGACGGTAGGCTGGTGGACACGCTGAACGGGTATCAATACCAATTATGTTAGCAACCTCTTTTGCAGCTTCGGTTACACTGACACCTAACACACGCTGAACGAGATCTAATCCATCACCAGAACCGCACTGATTACAAATAAACGTGCCATTACCGTCCTTGTTATCAAATCTAAACCGGTCTTTACCACCACAATGAGGGCAAGCCGTGTGCGTGTTTAGGGGCACTTCTGCCTCAAGGTGAGATAATATAGCTTGCCATTGTCCGTTAGCTTTCAGCTTCACCTCACGGATAACATCAATCGGCTTCATTGAAACGCCCCCTTATCAGCTAAAGAGTCGCCCATATCATTAATCATGCTTTGCCACACCTCTCGACCATAACCTGTGACATATCCATTAATGACACATTGCTCTATCAAGCTAATAGCAACTGCCTCCCATGTGGGATATTGCCCCTTTAAGGCTTTCAGCAAATAGCTATCAACGAGCATTCGAATACCTTTCACACCGTCAATAATGGCAACTTCAATCGTTTTGTTGCCTACCTTCATCGAAAACCAATCACCGCCATTACGTGTGGTAATATCGTGGTAAATAGCGGCTGCGTAGCTATTCGCTAGTGAATTAACTTTAAAATTCTTCGTTATCATGTCATTGCGTCCTTTTAATGAATGGTTACGGTGTCGCTAAATTCACCATCTTCTATCGCCCTAATTAGATCATCATGAAGAACAGATAACCCCTCACGCCCTCGCTCTGATAGTCGGCAACCACGTTTAGGCTCAAGATTGATAAAATCCCTATATATCTTTACTGCCATAATTGCGCCATTCTCTGCCCCATAGTGCTCATAAGCAGCGCCCTCAATGTGATTAGCTAGTAACATACGTTCGCTTGCGGCATAGACGGTTAACGCTGCATGTTTGTTGCGATAAATAGCGGCGGTAATGGTTTTACCTCTGCCGTTGTCAACTTGATGCGTCCCGTTATTGTCTGCTTGCTCTGCGACGAACGAAGCGGCTACAATCCAACGCCACAAGATCACACGCTGCTGATTAGTTGGATTAAAAAAGCCGTCACGCTCTCCTTTGGATATAGCTAAAACTAATTCAAAGCCAAAAATCAGATCACCATCAAAGCTACCATCGTTTAATGCCTCTAATGCTTCGGTATAACTGATAGCCTCTTGGTTGGCTGCTTCAGTAATGAGGATCACACCCTGTTCACTGTGTTCGAATGCGTTAATATTAGAAATATTCATTACTTACCCTCTACTGCTTCGTTCATTTCATCCCTAATTGAATAAACAACAGTCAATACAGCCCAGATCATGTTTCTGGTTTCATCGCATTCCTCTGCTTCCAACCACGTAGAAAGTAAGGTGATTAGCATTAATACTTTTAACTGGTGCGGTTCTAGTAATTGCTCTATTTCACGTTTCTGTTCTTGCGTCATTACTTCACCTCACGCACATAGTTGATTCGGATATCAATTAAACCGTCACGTTGCGCCTCTCGCACCACTTGTGACTGAGCATCTTTTAGGCTGGCAGATATCACTTGCTTGTTAATGCCTAGTGTTAGGCCTTTTAGTGTTGTGCCATAACCTGCAATTAGAAACGTTCTCATGAGTGATAATCTCCCATATCCTGAATGTGTAGCTGTGAGGCTTGCTCAATGGCGATTACCATTGGTTTAAGTGCTTTCTTCTCTTTGCGACGTAGGTTCATGGCATAGCTGCCACGCCTACCGTGCCCTTGATAAGAATCAGCCTCTAAGCGGCTAATCAAGTTCTGAGCCTCACCAATTGGCATGGCTTCAAGTTCCGCCAGCGTGGGTATTTGAATGTGTTTAATTTCTGGAAAGTCAGACAAACGAAAGTAGCTGTTAACCATTGAGCGCTGAACCTGCCACGACAAATCATCTGTAAATGGCTTGGCTATCATCAAGTAACCTGATTCAGTGATAAGCATTAACTCTTTTGCTTTTCCAGCTATTTCCAGTTCGGGTAACTCGGTACGTATGACGTACTTAGTGAGCAAAAAATAATCCACTCCATCAATAAAGTGCTTTTTATGCGTGTTGAATGTGCGCTTTGCTGTACCTTTCGGGCGTTGGTGTACCTCGTCAATCATGGCAAAGGTGACAACTCGCTTACCTTGATACATGAATGGACTTAAGCTGGTGGCATTGATAGTGACTTGTCTCATTTCATCACCTCCACCAACTTTGTGATTTCTTTTCCTTGAGCACACACTGAGCGGTTGACTGCTCTCAGCATAAAATGCGTATCCGTCTCAGCTTCATTCTCTACAGCTGTTAACAGTGGGATTAACAACGCTTGAAGTTCTTCGTTGATGTGTTCGACTTCTTCCAAGGTAGATAAGTGACCAATATTTAACTTGATTGTTTTCATTTGGTCGCCTCCTCAAGGGATTCACATATTTCCGCATTAAAGTCATACGCAATAGAAACGAGGTCGATTAACTCCCGCGAACAATCTTTACTTGCTAACTCTAAGATAACGGCAAGTAATGAATTATTTTGCTGCGCCTTGTATGCAGCTATGTCCAATGGAATAGGTTTGCTCATGCTTCCCCCTTCGATTTAGCGTCTACGGCTTCTGCGCCACTGATACGGCTAATGGCTTCCAACCAGTAATAGAGTTCTTGTTTTTTTGGGATCATCAATTAGAGGAAATACTTCACTAAGAATATGAGCCATACCTTTCCGAACCCTAAGTAATCGGTCACGGCTACGTTCTTCTGAAGATAAAAGGAGGTCATTGCCTAACATGTTCGAAATTTCGGCTTGAATACGCTTATAGTTTTCTGGATAACGCCCCATAATTAAGCCCTCCCCGAATAAATGTATTCGTTGCTGAACTGGCTTAATGGAACAATGACAGGATTATCAAAGCCGTCTCGCTGAAAGGTCACACGGTTAAATTGAACTGATAGAACTTTGACGGTTTCGCTATTATTTTTATGCGTGTAGAAATCGTTAGGTTGAGGGTTACGCATGAGCCACCTCCTGAGCAGGTAAGCGACCAGCGAATGACAGGATATAATCACGTACAAGCATCAGTCTTGCATCGTGTTCATTCGATGCTGTAACAGCAATACGACAAGGTTTAGCGGTTGTATCTGAGCGTTTAATACTCAGAAACAAAAATTTGAATTGAGTGTGGGTAGGGGTTGCCATCATAACGATGATCTCCAGTAACTTAGTTAAGGAGTCACCACTTGAAACGCCAATTTCGGGGGTGGTGACGACAGTAGAGTTGGCGTTACTGGAGTTACTGGAATCCAGCCAACCTTTCGGTTGCTCTGCTGCCGCCACCATAGATTCAGCGCGATATAATACCGCATTTAATGGGTGTGCGTAGGCATGGACACAAAAAAAGACGCAAGGCGCGTCATGTGTCGCCAGTAACTGATTCAGAACGCCAATTCTGACACTAGATTTTGCTAGTGCCTGATCACTATAGCCAACAATTACCCATAAGTGCAAGTGATGTATTGCACATTTTTGTATTAACTCAAGGTTGTCATCTTTACCGATAACAAGATGAATACTATTCTTATAGTTCTCACTTGCTCGGTATTTAATATCGACGTTTCCAAGGGTAGCCGATTGGCTGCCCTTTTTTATGGACTCAAAAAACTCAATTTCACTCGATAAATAGCGAGATTTTCCGACTTTAGAAAGGTGAGAAAAATCACCTTTAATAAATGGTGTAAATTCTCCACGTTTTTAGGTTATCGCTGTTATCCCATCCTCCAACGGTGGTTAGGATTGATTGATTGGCGTAAATTTTCGCTGATTGACTGCCCGTAATACCATAGTTTAAAGCTACCGTATTAGTCGTGGTGTAAGTTGAACTTACGTTATTACCTGCCAGTAGGGAATCATTCACTTGGTAGGCATTAGCTGCGATATTCATCATATTAGCCACCAATTCGCACCGTAGGACTCATTAAACTAGCGAACTGCTCAATGCGTTTGCTAACCTCTCGCAATGCCTGAGTAGCCGATAAGCCCGAATCAATCGCATCTTGAAATGCTGCCCGTTCGATTTTCTGCATACAGACCAATAAACCTAATTGTTGCTCGTCTGCGCTGGCGCGTTCGCCAGTGAGTAAGCCTGTTAATCGGTTCTCTGTACGGGCTAAATTGATGTAATGATGTTTCTCTGCGCCTAAGTCTCTGAGTGCGTCGCGTGACTCATGGTAATGTGGCAAATATTCACGGCGGATAGGTTCAGCGGCGCGTTTCTTGCTGAATGCTTTGGTAACGTCCAGCTTGAATTGCGTCATCTGCTCATGATTACGACCGCGAACAATACGGCACATAAAATCAAATTGGCTTTCATTAAGCAGATAATAACGGTTGTGCTTAATTCCTCGTGCGCCCGTTTCTTTCACTGCTGCGATTTCAAATGACGGCAGTGATCCGAACTCTCTTAGTTGCTTAATGTTATTTTTAATTAATTTGTATAGGCTACGATGTTGTAATCCAGCTCGCTTAGCAAACAAGCGACTATCTATTCTCGGCTCAGTTTTGTGTTGAATTAAAATAGGATCTTGGCTGATTTCAGGGTGAGCGAATCCACCAGCACTTAAGCTGTTATTTTTCAGTTTCATTATTTATTACTCCGTTATTCGGTCGGGTACAGGCTTAAAATATTATTTATGAGTGCGTTATCTATGGGTTGGTAATTACCTTGTTCAGCACGTTTATTTATTAAGTCAATAACCTTCTGCACATCTTGAGCCGTTTTAAAGCGGTAACGATAATGTGATCCGATACCATCAGGATTAGGCTCATCAATGCGTTCTAGTTCGATATTCAATAAACGCTCTAATTCATTCGGGTAATTACGGCCTGACGATAAACGGCAATGAATTAATATTTCATTCTCCGTAAAACCATTAATGCCAGTACCTAACATATATAAACGGGCACGGTGTTTTTTAGGTGGGTTCTTTGGTAGAATAGACGACGCTACGTTATTCTGAGAAGCCACCTGTAATGGGTGGTTTTTCTTTTCCATTATGCCACCTCACCAGAACGTGATTCAGCAATCTTATTAGCGATCCATTCATCGACTTCCGACTCAACGAAAGCAATAGAACGGGCTCCTATTTTAACTTGTTTAGGAAAGTCATTTTCTTTAATTAATCTATAAATCCAAGCTTTGCTGTAACCTGTGCGTCGCAAAACCTCTGAAAGCCTAATCAGATTATTCATAGTATTTTCCTTAATGTGATATGAAAAGACATGCGAAAAAACCCTATACATAAATGTATAAGGTTAATAACGCATTATTCAGGTTTATATTTTAGATATTTTAATAGAAGAGAAAATTTACTGTTTAAGAGGAAATATTCTCAACAATTAATTAACTTTGTGCACACGATGCATGTGCTATTGATTATAAAAGAACAGAACTACAGCTATACTCCACAAAGGCAGAGCATTAAAATTTCAAAGAACAATCACTAATTTGAATAGTCAGATTAACGAATTGCTATTAACGACCTGAAATACATATATTTAGTAAACATAACAATAGCATTAAATTGCTTACTAAAAGCTCCCGTTTGCAAGGAGCGCAGGTCATTTTTAAAGAGCAAGTAGCTATCCGTACAAATATTATTTATGTTGAGAAGTCATCAACATACTAATGAGGTTATCATTAGCCCCCCTCAAGACAACCTAAGGGGGAATCCATATTTTAAAGAGCTGATAATCTAATATAAAGATTATCAATAAAACTTATATGCTCGGAGAAGTTCCTCTGAGCGTCCTGTATTTATTACAAATACGTTCTACCACTAATCAGATAAAACTTCATATATCAGCGCTTCAAGAGCGCCACCGTGACAGATTGCCCCTGAGAATTTACTCTGGGAATACCTGAATTTGTCAAAGAGCATTGGACGCTTTATCAGCGACTCCATTCTGATAGCGAATACACAACTCGCTATCATCGTTGTTAAAGAACATAGCGCACTTTTTCAGCGCAAAGATGTTAAAGAACAAAGTCCACAATGATCTACTGCGGTACTACTAGGTATATTATACTGTAATAATGAACAGTCAAGCTTAAGAAACGAACAGTTTTATTTATCACATCTTCGCATAGTCTATTGTCGTCTACTAGAGTGTACTCTTAAGCGTATATTAAGATTTTTCTCATCTTAGTTAGAATTCAGCCACATCATACATTTAATGATTAAATATTATTGATACCCTTTCTCGGTACAAAAAACTAGACCTTTAAAAGTCTGGTTCTGTATGTGTCTGCTGGTGGGTTAAGCACGTTTAAAGTTACCGTGCACAACATTATCCCCGTTCTCTAAAGTATCCATATAATCAGCGTACCATTGAAGCATTTCTCTACGGCCATCAATATACTGAGCATGGTTATACGTTCCACGAATAGAGTTTTTATCAACGTGTGCAAGTTGTGTCTCAATCCATGCAGTGTTATAGCCTTGCTCGTGTAGGATGGTGCTCATTGTATGTCTGAATCCGTGACCTGTGGCTCTACCATCATAACCAATACGCTTGATAACCTGATTTATGGCCGCTTCACTCATTGGCTTAGAAGCATCATTCCTACCATGAAAGATATACTTAAACTTTCCTGTTATGGTTTGTATTTCTTTGAATAATTCTAAGGCCTGTGTAGATAATGGCACCATGTGAGGGCGACGCATTTTCATACGTTCTTTTGGAATTTCCCAAATAGCTTTATCAAAATCAATTTCTGACCATTCAGCCGCTCTAAGCTCAATAGTACGAACGCCTGTTATCATTAATAGCTTTGTCGCAATCTGAGTGATCTTACTTCCACTACATACAGATAGTGCCTGTAAAAACTCAGGTAACTCATTCACATTTAAGTGAGGAAAATGCTTAGCTTTTGGAGTAGACAGTGCGCCGGCTAATTCTGATGCAGGATTATACTCGGCCCGTCCTGTCACAATTGCATAGCGGAATACTTGGTTACATGCCTGCCTTATCTTTTTAAGTTTATCCAACACGCCGCGTTTTTCTAACTTCCGAAGCACTTCTAACATATCTAACGGTTTAATTTCCGTAATGCTAACTTTACCAATATAAGGAAAGATATCTTTCTGGAAGGCTTCTAGTAAATCATCCGCATAACCTTTTGACCAATTCGGCTTTTTATAGTCATGCCATTCAAGCGTGATTTTTTCAAAGCTATTATTTACTTGAGATTCTTTCTCTCTCTTTTCTGCTTTCTTCACTAAAGATGGATCATCACCTAACGCTAATATGCGCTTGGCTTCTTCTCTCTTCGCCCTAGCTTGTGCGAGTGATATTGATGGGTATACACCTAAAGCCAGCCTTTTCTCTTTACCAGCATATCTATATTTCATACGCCAATACTTAGAACCATTCGGAGCAACTTCTAAATACATGCCCCCACCGTCAGAAAGTTTATAAGCTTTCTCTTTTGGCTTGGAAGTCTCTACTTGTCTGGCTGTTAGCTTCATCTGGGGGCACCAATTTTCATTGAACGGGGTAATGCCCCCAATTATGCCCCCACATATATGTAGATTTCAATAGATGTAACTAGACCTTGAAATACTAGGAATTCTTGTGATAGCTGATTTTATAAGGGTTTTTATGGACTGTTGTAGACGTTGAAATACTTGAGAATGGTACGCCCTACAGGATTCGAACCTGTGACCTACGGCTTAGAAGAGCGTAGAATTATGCTTTAATATCAACTAAATACAGTCTCACCAAGCGTTCACACGTCCCACCTTACCTAAAGTTACTTGAAGTTGCCTTATGCTGCTTCATGTTGCTTGTCCCAAAATCGTCCCATTAATTCCACACCCTGCTATACTCTCCAAAAACTAACCGGACCTGTTATGAACATCGCAAACCTAACTCAAGAAGAAAAAGACAAAATCAATGTCGATTTAGCCGCAAGTGGTGTCGCATATAAAGAACGCCTCAATATGCCAGTTGTTGCCTCAGAAGTTGAACGACAACAACCAGCACATTTGAGAGCGTACTTTAATGAACGATTAGCGTTTTTATCGTGAGAGAAGTAAGAAGTTTCCAGATGCGAATTCTGTGCAGTATTTGAAGACAGAATAATTAATTATAGCAATGCGTCATTTTCACCCAGCCCGTATTGCTCTTTCATCTCCTCTTCTTTTTTCCTGCGTTCCTCTTCCGCTTTCTGCGCCTCTTCCATCTCACGCATTCTCACGTTATAGATTGATTGCTCTGGCATTTGTACACGAACGGAAATAAAGCGACCATCAGGGATATCAATTGGGTCGCCGTCTTTGTAACCATCAATATCATTACGGGCAAACTCAGGTGCGTTAGGGTGAGTGCGATGATACGTTCTCACGAGGATAGAACCGTCCTCCATAACTTTAGAGTCTACCCATATCAACGGCTGTTTATTAACATCAAGTGGAATTTCAATACCACCATCAACACCACCCCAACCTGCATCTGAGTTAAAGCCGAGCACGCCTTCGATAAGATATTCACCCTGGGCCACTCGAGTAACTGTAGCGCCTTCTGATTCATCGTTAGTGGTGAATGTGCCGTCGGGATTGATGTTAACTATCGGGGAAGCTTTTTTTATGAATCCTTGGGGATCAACTGTTGTATTTTGTTCCCCATATGTTTTATACCACCGACTCCACCTATCCTCATATGAGTAATAGGTACGAGATAGTGCCTCAGCAGTATAGTAATCCATCCAGTGTTGTATGCATGATGATTGACCAGCGCCACGCCAAACAGTTAAATTACCCGCCCGTTTCGTTGGGTGATTTAAACTCTTACCAGCCTCCGTTGTCGCAGGCTGATTATGCCAACCAAACCCTTTTAAGTTATTGAAGTCTACTACCTCTATGTTTCCTGAAGTATTCATACCATAATCATTAACCAGCATCATCATACCGGGTCTTTGTGGGTGTAATACTTCACCAGTCCACTGTTTACCATCCCAGTAATCTAGAAATGCCTGCCCTCCCCGTACTCCCAACATATATTTATAATCATTTTGTTGAGCACAAACTCTAGACGCATTAATAATTCCCCTAAACGTTTGCTCTGCTATTACTGATAAATCGGCTTTATTACCAATATCCCCCTGCATCTTCTTAATGCTATCTAACGTTACTTTTTGCCCGTTAGATAGCTCTACTGTCACTACACCGTTATTCATCATCCATTGATCCATTGCTCGCAGAAAATACGTCGTATCTGATGCAATAGCGGTCATACGATTATTAGCGTCGCTGTATGAGTTCGGCTCAGTGAGATTAATACTGTAACTGGTGTTTTTTACGGTAAATGTAGCCGGCTGTGAAATGACTAATTCTGTATCGCTATTAACTCTATCCACCATGTAAATAAAATTAGCATTACCATTTTTAATTAAAATAATGGTGCCTGAGCGAATAGCGGGATTATTAACTGTCCATTTAGTACCTGTGCCAGAGACAATAGCAGACCCTGACACCGTGCTAACAGTGCCTGTTGTGTATATCATGATTATGAATTCCTAATTAATTAAAAATAACGTCTTGGTTATCTGGGAATACGATTATTCTGGCTCGCATAATAAACCGTGTCGTTTCACTGCCACCTTGAGGGATTTTTATACCAATACTTGCAACTCCTTCACCCGGACTTAATTCCAGTACAAACTCATTTACAGCATAAAAATCAGATGTTGATGTGTCTTCCATGTTGTAGATGCTCGGCCTAGGCTGGATAACTCCATCAATATAGATATCAGCCGCCCCTGCTCCATTTCTGTAAAACGGTGCACGATATGCAAATGCTGAACGATTTTCTGGTTTCACGCCATTATTGGGTATTCTTTCGTAAGGATTTAATGCTCCTTGCACCCATATAAAACACTTTTGTGTTCTGCGTTTAACTTTAAATAACTCAACAATATTGTTATGAGAGAATGAGAGGTTGTGATAAACGTCCTGAGTAACTGTGACTATATTCCCCTCTAAATTCTCAACCTTTAGCTTACCGAGAATGTCACAACTTTCTTCAATAACAACATTTTTTAAACGTCCAGAAGTTGCCTCTATTTCTCCTCTCGCTTTTATATTCTGGAATTCAGCAAACCCATTTTTATTAATTATCCAGCTCGGCCTTCCATTTAAATAATTATTAGATTGAATCACATTCCCTATTTTTGCATTTGTAATAGAGCCATCTTCGATAAATAAGTCTCGAATAAACAACTGCCCATTTTTGGCATACATGAATAATTCCATCTTGCCATTTACAGGGTTATACCAAGCAAAGTTATTCGCGTTATAGCCAATGAAACTTTCAAGCTTGCCGTTCTTAACCTGAGCGCTAATTACTTGCCCTGCTGCGTTATAACTCACGCCATCGTGTTTAATGGTGATATTAATCGAGTGGGTCACAACACCGTCGCCTGATTGCTCAAACGTGGCCTGCATCTTCTCTTCAATCATGCCCTCTTGTTCGTCAAATCGAGCCTGTACTCTGGTTCTATCCTCAGCAAATGCTTTGTTTAAATCCACAATAGAATTTTGGGCGCGTTTAACCTCAGCGGCATTCTCATCAATAGATGCATATACACGCTTAATATCCTGCGCCCATGCTTCATTATCAGAAACTCGGAGTTGTTGTAGTTGAGTAATACCAGCCTGCGCATTACCATCTCTAACGAGTAAATCAGTAGATAATTCATAGGTGGCATTAACAAGTTCAGCAATAGACTCCGTATTCCATTTCAGCTCTTCGCTGAGTTGTTTACCTGCCTCTGTTGTCATGAATTGGCCGTCTAACTCATCGAGAATAGCCTCCGTGTTATCATCAGCTTGCCCCTTAGCCTCCACAAAATGAGACTTTCCATATTCATTTACGCTTCTTACATAAAACCAGTAATCGTGCCCCGGCTTTAACTGCCATTTTGTCCAAAACTTAGCGCGACCTAAGAAATCAGCCTTTGACTCTATTTCATTAACATTGTCTATTCTTCTTTCACCAGAAAACCAGAACTCAAACTCGGTATTTAGAGTGTGTGGCGCGGCGATATGAGGGATTAACTTTATTTCAAAAAAACCAGACTCAACAATTATTGAGCTAGGCGCACTTGGCGTACCAATAACCATCTGGACTTTTGATTCATTACCAAGCATCCCATTAGTATCTCTGCCTCTCACACCGACAAGATAGTCACCAGCTTCAAGCCCATTAAAGTAGTACTCTAAATCTGTGGTATTACCAGTAGATACAACCTTACTGTCTTTATAAAGAGTGACATTAAATGAAATATTTCTGTTGATGGTTGTTGTCATCCACATTGCCCTAGCCTGAACTTGTGAGCTGTCATTGACATAGGCAATGGAAAGTCGCTCTATATTAGGAATGCGAATAATATTCTGTGTTGGCGGGTTTCCAGTAAAATCAACTCCATTATCAACAATGCTTTCCTTTTGCGGTTCATGCTGAATGCAGTTGTATAGGTAATTTCCTTCATTGTCCTCAGTAATGGAAATTACACGAAATAATCTTGTAGTTAATGTGCTTTTTGAAATGGAAAATACACCATACTGTTTCAATCCATTCGGTATCTCCCGCAAAGTGACAATATCACCATCGATAGATTGAATGTCTACTTTCTCGAACCCACCTGATGCCCCTAAAAATGAGAAAGTGCCTTTATCGTCATATTTCCAATCTATAGGCGCATCAACAGTAATAGTGCTACCATTAACTGATAAAACCCGACCTCCTACCTTCACTCCTGAAAAGCTATCGTCTGCTACTTCAATAATATCGCCAGAAATGCAGTTAACCCCCTCTCTTCCTGTTGAGAATGTAACGCTATCTTTCTCCAGCTTTTCTGTCTGTAATATCCATTTACCCACTCTGTGAGCCTGTCCGCGGCTAGTGCAACCAAAAGCAGTAACTTTCTTAACATTTACACCACCGAAGCGCTGAATAAGATCATCATCTTGGATAAATTCTCTTTCTTCACTCCATCCATTACTCTGGTTTATCCATGATACCTCGATAGCATTATGACGGGCTGATTTCGCTGTTGATGTGTATTTAAATTTGCCATCAATAACATTTGAGTTTGTGTACGTCCATACTGGATCTGATGGTCTATCTTGAAAGCACGTTAATTGCTGTCCGTCCCATAAAGGCATACCGCGAAATACAGACGCTAAGTCATCAAGCACTTCTTTGGCTTTTCGTTGAGAGGTAATGTAGGCATTAAAAGTAAAGCGAGGCTCTTTGTTGCCAAACCCATCATCAACCAATTCATCACAGTAACGAGCAATGGCATATAGCGCGAATTTATCAACACCAAACGAGCCGATCATCTCTCCTATACCGTATCGTTCATTGGTGACTAAATCGTAAAAAACCCATGCAGGGTTATTAGACCATGCTGGCTTGAAGCGACCAGTCCAGATGCCTGTATAAGTACGGGACTCGGGATCATAGTTATCTGGAACTTGGATAATCATCCCTTTGATATGATAGGTGCGATTGGGTGTATCACCGTATTGGGATTTATCGATTTTCATCCCTACGACAGCAGAATTAGGGTAAGAGAATTTAGCGTCAGTTATTTCTGTGTAGCTTGCCCATACCGTTCCGTTTTTCAGCAGATCACTTTTACTATCATCTGTTAATCGTGAGACTCTAATTTGGAAAGGTTTCTTTTTAGGCGCATCGATGATATGAGACTCAAGATATTGACCGCTTATTTTAACCTGGTCCTATTGTTACCTTTTCCGCATGCACCCAGCCAGAGCCATCATTAACCTCAATAAGCATTTCTACCGTAGCATTGTCCTGATTTCCCTTGTCATCTTGACTAACAAGAGCAGAAACACCCAAAGTGAATCTAACGCGGTCAGTTTCCTGATCTGAAATGGTGCGTAAAATTGGTGTGCTTTTTTTTACCTCTACATTGACAGGGATTTCTTTTTCTACAAAAGAAAAGTCCTCTAATGGTTCTTGCGTTTGCGTTCCTGCTCGCCACTGAACCTCAACACCATGAATATTTGGATTACCATCTTCATCTACAACAGGCGTTCCATTCAATAGAAAACCTGACATACCACCTACAGGGCCTTCTATTGGCCCTTCTGAAACTAAATCGATGACATTAAGAAATTGTTTGTTTTTTAAGTTGTCATCGAGCAACCTCGGAGTGCTTCCTCCACCGCCACCTTTACCCATTAAACAGTCTCCAAACCTTGTGATATTACATTTGAACCCACAACCATCTCGCCATAACAGATAGGAACCGGATAGCCTTGCCCGACTCTATTTGATAACGAACTGAAATACTGGTTACTCTCTGAGTTTCGCCCCTCTATGCTTGGCGCTGGCGGTGTTTTAGTTAACATGGTTGCCAATCCCGCGGCGGCCACACCTACACCCGCGGCAAATAATGCGGTCGATGTCATCGTTGCCAAAAATCCGCCCGGTATTAAAAACGATGCGCCAATTAAAGCAGCCCCACCAATAATGCCTAGCCACCCGCCTGATTTAGCACCACCAACTATGGGGACGATTGTAATAACATCACCTTCATTTAATGGCGCACTTAATCCCGTGGAAATACTATCCTCGGTCATATCATTACCTGCGATACGAACGCGAAACTGACCTTGATTAATCTCTTTTTTCAACCCATCAATTTGATAGCAAAAGACAGCGTAAGGCCTCACCTGCATTACTTACCTCAAGCTCGAACCTGCGTCCAAATCTGCGTAAATAGCCTGCAAACTGTAATTTGACCATTGTTTATGTCTCCAAATACTGTGCGTGTATTTAAACCAGTAACCACCGTAAGTATCTCGCTTACTCAATCTGTCTGGCCTGTGATGCAATATCTCTTGATTACCTAAGTACAACGCAGCGTGACAAGGTTTTGATGTGCCTAAGCAAATCAATATCATATCGCCTGCTTGAGCCTCTTCTACTTGATAAAATCCCTGCTTGTCCGTGTTATCAAGATAGAGATTTTGTTCTGTGTACCACCATTCATCGGGACGAATAAAATCATCTAGCTGAATGCCTGACAGATGATAGGCATCACGTATAATGGAATAACAATCCTGCTCACCATGCTTAAACTCTCTACCTAACAGTGGCGCTATTGGCCTGAACTTATGGATCTCTACATCACATACCAACCACCAAGGCAGATTTGTTTTCCTTTGTATTGTTCTGTCGCCAGAACTCAGGAAAGGCTTTCCGTCAGGGTGACTATGAACAATAGCTTTGATTTCTGAATAGCACTCTGCCGTCATCCAATCGTCTGGGTTAACTTCAAAATAGTTTTGCGGATCGGGATGTATGTTTCTGCAAGGGAAATACCTGTCACCCGAAATTAAGCCGCAAGACTCCCTCACTCCTTCCGCTTTCGCGTGAGCGATAATGTCTTTCTCAATCATGGATTAACCTAATTTATTTGATCCTAAATACCCGCCGAATGGCATATTCCCTTTGTGTCTTAATTTGCACCCGCTGTATTTATGAGAGCATTTGTCTTTTAAGGGATCGGTTGTTGGTTGGTCTTTTTCATCTGCAACAGGAGGGCCATCATAACCACAATCAAATCCTCTGTATCGCCACGAGCAGATATCAGCCTGAATAACCCGTCTAGGTATCAGGGCGTTATCTGTTTCTGTTGGAAGTGCTAATATATACGTCACAAAATCAGAGTCTGAACTTTCCTCGCTGTTCGATAACATATTTTTGAACGGCTTCTCTGGTTGGATCTGCTTGTGGGGTTTCCGTTGGGAAAATTAACAGCATCGAGATATTGCTCTAAAACCTGCCTGCGAGTAACAACAGCGCCTAGCGCATCATCATAGTCGTTGTTAATCGCAGTTAACATTCCGTCAAAGTTAGCAAACGTCATTTTTGGTCTGTCTGATGCACCCTGAGCCGTTACACTAAACCCTGTAACCTGAACAGGATAAGGCTCATATCGTAAGCCCTGCCAAATAATAGGTTTTTAATAAGCCATTCATGCCGTCATGAAACCGGTAAAACGTCACCACCAAAACGACTTAAATCGGACCTCATACAAATCTAACATTGCATTTTGCTGTAAATCTGCAACATCTATGCGCATCTCTTGAGGTATATCCCTCATGCAACAACCTCCTCAAATGTTGCAGTCTATCTGCCACACCGTCGCTCTTGGTGTTACCTGCCAGCTACGGCAAACAAATTTACGTTTAGAGTTATCATCACTGGTTAGCCATAAGAATGATTCAACTGCACCTCTAGCCTTAAGAAACTCATCAATCTGTTTCCCAATATCAGCATGTTTTAATAAATGAGAGTTGATAAGTCTTTAGTTGGTTGTTGATCCCGTCTTTGACTCTTTGTTCGTAACCGTTACCAAACTTGGCTACTTTCACTTTAGGCTCATTACCCACCTGATAAAGCTGTTTCAGGTCGCCATTTAAACTCTTCCATTGGTTACTCCAATAAAAAAAGGCGACACAAAGCCGCCTGATCAAATATCAGGATATTAATAAATATCCATTAGGTTATTTTATATATTCAGCCCAGAGAAACTTGCCGAAGGAATGGCTGACTTACTTCGGTGTGAGGGAATAAAAATGAGTGAAGAATACGATATTAAAAAAAGTGCTAAACGAATCGCTTAATACTAACCAAAAAATCCTTAAGGGTGATCTTACTAGCCTCGTTATTTTACAAGAAATTATAAAGGTTTTAGACACAATCACAAAAAAAGAAGGAGAAGATAAAGCTGTATCTAATCATATCATTAAACATCTTCAACTAAGGCTCGATACCCTTCCTGAGATTGGTGTCAGTCATGACCCGTCAATAGTTGGAGCGTATGACGCGGCAGTAAATATAGTTAAGTCTACACAAAAAAACTAAGATTTAGTTGAAAATGCATCATTCATTTTAGTCATGTGGTTCAATATAAGCCCTCATATGATCACCATCACAGCTCGTTAATTGCATATCCGCGAGCTGTTTTTGTAACTCTGCAATTTGTTGCCCTTGCTGTACCACTTGTGCTGATAACGTACTAACTAACGCTTCTAAATCTTGATTACTCATAACTACCTCTCTTAATTACCAACTTCTTACTTTTTTCCAAAGCACCACCGCTACGCATTTCGTTACCAAGTACGTCATAAACCGTACCTCTTACCATTTGCTGTATCTGTTGTGCTTCCTTTTGAGTGATGCCATTAGGCGCTTGAAACTTGGAATGTAAAGTTCATATCACCCATGCTGACACCCATTACCAACCTTTACCCATTTGTCGATTGCTAATAACTCGACCATTATCACCCGGTATCATGTACTGATTACCGTTCGATGCTTTGAATATCTCAGGCTTACCACCTTCACCCACTCGATACATAGAGCCAGCATTTACGGGGCCCGCCATTTTTACGAGCGCCAGCAAGCGCCAATCATAGCGGGAATAGCTGTTGCCATTGCTGCCATACCCCATGTAGCAGCAGAGCCCATAGTGGCAATACTGGTTGTCGCTGCCGCCGGAAGCCATAGCATTTGTGATTGCTGCGCCAGTAGTTGTAGCCTCCGCTATAGCTTGTGCATTGGAAGCCTTACGCATGGCACTTTCAGTAACCATATTCTTAACCTGTTGCATACCCATTTGAACCAGAGCGCCAACGGCTTGGTCTACAATGGTTAATGCGACATTACGGAAAGCATCATTAAGGGATTGTGTGCCTGTTAATAGCCCCGTGAGTACGTTAGTAGAGCGTTGTCCTAATGCGTCCAACCCATCAGCTAAGAATTGATTAGCTTGACTTTGATTACGCCATATCTCCCATTGAGCATTTAACCGGTCTTGCTCATATTGAGTATTAGCGGCATTCATTAACTCTAAACTTTGCTGTTGAGTTAAAACCTTTTGGTTTTCGTACTCTTTTATAAGTGCAAGTTTACGTTCGTGTTCGTTTTTGAGTTGCTGAACAGGGTCTACTTTCCCTTTGATGTCATCTTGCGGTGAGACAGCGTTATTAGCCTTTATTTCGGCTATCTTCTGTTGATATTCCGCCTCAATTTCAGCTTTACGCCTTGCTGCCTGTTCAGTGAGAGATACATCATCTTTTGTTATCCGCTCTAAGTCTGCCAACTGCTTATCGTGAGATTCCTTAGCCTTAGCAACCAAATCAAGCTCAAGCGCGGCTTTCTTATCTGCTAGATTACGCTCAATGTTGTATTTTTCTTCTGCGAGTTGCTCCGCTTTTTCAATCTGTTTAGGAGATGCTTTGTCACCCAATGCTTTAACAGCATCATACTTAGCCATTTCAAGAGAACCATCTTTATAACCTTTGTTTAAAAGCTCAATTTCTTCTCTCTGGCGCTTTAGTGCCTCATATGCTGCGTCTGTGGCTTTGGTTGATTCCTTGGTCGTTTTGTTGCGTTCGGCTGCGGCATCTTGAGCTTCTTGTGCAGCTATAGCATATTGATTTAATGATGCTACCTCTTGCTCTGACAATCCATTATCTTCTGCGTAAAACTCAACTTGTAGCTTTCTTTTGTCAATCTCACTTTTTGCGTTAGCTAATTTAGCTTCTCTCTCTAGAGATTTTCTCAAGTCAAGACCTTTGTCTGACCACTCCATTATTAAGCTTTGTGCATTAAATTCTTTCTTTTGTCTGGTTGCACGCTCGATAGAGAAACCATAAGCATTCCAAGCATCTTTAGCGTTTGGCAATATGGATGACTCTCTCTGCAGAAGATCTGCTCCTTGTTTTAATGTTCCATTTAAATCAGACTGCATCATCTCTATTTTATAGAGAATATTACCCCTTCTTTCCTCTTGCTTTTCTAAATTAGCAACAGCTGTTTTTAGTTGGTCTGTAAATTTAGCTGACTTATCAGCATTTACCCCAAATAAATCAAATCCATCATTTAATTCTTTAATCTCTTTTTCAATCAAACTGATCGTGTACTTAAGTTTTGCAGCTTCTTCATCAGCGACTTCTAAGTGTTTTTTAGCCTCAACTATAGCCGCTTCTTTTGCTGCTCTAGAGAATTTTTCATACTCCTCAGTAAGACCTCTTATGTCGTCAGCAAACTTATTTGATTCTTCTCTAGCTTCTTTTGACTGTTGATAAAAGTAATATATAGCAGCACCAGCTAACATAGCCACACCAGCAGGACCGCCTAACATTCCCATAGCTCCACGCAATAAACCCATGGACAATGACGCTGACCTTGCCGCCGCTGCTGAGTTTGCCATTGCTGCCGTTTGCGCTTGGGTTGCTTGAGTTAATGTTATTGCAGCTTTTGAAGCCAATGTTTTTTTAGCAATTAAGTTATCAAGTGCAGTTGCTTCCGCTAAAGTTCCCTTCGCAACGTTATACTCTGCTTGAGCGAGAGCAACGGCCGATCTGGCAGAAGCTAAATCTGCCTGGGCCTTTCTGACCGACATATTTGCAGCATACTCGCTGGCTTTCGCTGATTGCAGCGTGGGCGACTGACTCTTGACGAGAAGCTGCTGCCATCATAATTTTTGACTTGGTAGCCATAGCTAATGCGCCAACATATCTTGAACCAACCACCGCAGCGATTACTGTCAAGACGGAACTAAGTTCATCCAAACTTTTTACTAACAGTAATTACAGCATCACTGAATACGTTAATAGATGTCTTTATTGTTGTGTTTTCACCAAGAAACTTGGTTAAGTTGTTCCCTGCCTCTTGAAATGCCTGTGACATTGTTCGAGTTGTTTTAGCAAACTCTTTACCGATTGCATCACCCTGAGAGAGCAATCCTTTCACAACAACATCAGTAGTTAGTTTACCTTCCGCAGCCATCTTGCGCAGCTGACCAATACCAACACCCATTGAGTCAGCAAGCGCAACCATCAAACGGCTACCCTGCTCTGCTACTGAGTTAAATTCCTCACCACGGAGAACCCCGGAAGCGATACCTTGTGATAGCTGAATGATGGCGTTTTCTGCTTCCTGCGCAGTAGCACCAGATACGATAAAACCTTGGTTAATGATGGATGTTAATTTTGCTAAGTCTTCTGCTGATGTATTGTATTCTCTCGTCCCTCGCTCTAATCGTGCGTAGAGTGTTGCTGTGGCATCAAGACTAGATCGCGTTGCTTGAGAGATATCAAATACTCGTTGAGTAACATCAATAAGTGACTCACTTGCACGAACAGAGTTAGATAATTTGTTGTTTAACTCAGTCCATGCTTCGGAGTAACTAGCAACCATTGAAGCTGATAGATAGCCGGCAAGTGATGCAGCAACCTTGGATAAAGATAACATTGAGCGCTCAGTATTATTTACCGACTGAGACGTTCGATTAAAGCTACTATCCATACGATTAAGACGTTGCTCTAACTGACGCTGAGATGTTAGCAGTTGCTCAACATCCATTTGAACTTGATAAACAATTTCGCCTACATTTGCCATTTATCGGCTCCTTAAAATGAAAAACCCCGCCGATTGGCAGGGTTACTTTGATTAATGTGTGGCTTATAAATTAATTATTGATCATGTAAAGAATAAAGAATGTAGCGCAACCTAACAATACAGCCCCAATAACTTTCCCAATATTTTCTGCATTCTTATTCATTTTTTCTGTTTCTTGGATGATGCTTTCCGTCTCTTTGTTTATTCTATTTGTAATTATTTCTAATTCTTGAGCGAATACTTCATAGATATTAGCTTGAGCTTCTACTGGCTCATTAACTATCAATAAGTTGAATTTATCCATATAGTCATTGTTAAACATCATCCTATCAATGCCTTGAGACTCAGCTAATATAGTTTGTTTTTCTTTATCAACGATTAGCTCTCTAATCCTATCTCTATTTGCAAAATATGTTACAACTCCGTCTTTATTTTCTATAATTTGATAAAGCTCATTTGGTGCAATATCTATTTTTATATCCACAACACCATCCTCGTTAGTTAATTTGTTATTAGTTTAGCTGTTTGTGGTGCAAAGAAAAGCAAAAAGCCTCAGTTAAGAGGCGTGGCGTGTGATCTCAAACAAGCCGTCCTTGGCTTGGGTGATTAAGCTACTTCTTTGAATTCCTTGTCATGAGTAAATAATCCATCCCAGTTCTTTTTCATTGGTAGTTCACCAGCAAGATAGAGATCATAAAGGCGTTTAGCACCTTTCTTTAATAAAACTGGTTGATACTTAATAAAAGGCTCGTGACCATGTGGATTAATTTCACTCTGGTTTTCTGTCATGTATTTATCACGAGCGTATGAAGCAACACGCCAGCGAATATTTTTACCTGACCTGCTTTCGTTAAATAACCAGTTGCGTTCAGCTAACCACATTTGAACTTGTTGAGTATTTACACCGTTAAGCATTTTACAAAATTGAGTCGGTGTCATGCCTTCTTTGAACAAGTTAGACATACACTCGACTTTATTTGTTAGCTCTTTATTTGATGATTCAAGCGCTAATACTTTTTCAGTGTAATTTAATAAAGCAGAACGCAAGAATTCAGGGTCATTAAGTGCAACAATTGGTGTTGCTTTCCCTGACTCAAGCTCCCTCCAGCGTTTTGATACTTTATGGCGCAATGGAACACTGTATCCAGTCATTAACGTCATTGTAAGATCTTGGTCTAATCCTATTTCATCAATAACAGAACGACCCTTGTAATTTTTACGCTTAATAAAAAACTCTTTAGAAACATAATCATCCGTTTTTGGATAATTAAAATCTAGTTCCATAAACATTTTCTCAATGTCACGAACTACGTGATGGTGAGCCTTTCCTGTTAATTCTGCAATCTCACGACTTGACATAGTGACATTTGTTTCATGTGATGCTAAAGTTAAATCGTTCATTGAAACATTTCCTTTTTGGTTTTGTTTGGGATTAGCCAGCAGTTCGCACCTGTTGGCTTTTCTGTTTTTAGTGCCTATCAATGTGTTAATCTCCTAACTTGTTTTGTCTTAGCTATTCCTTTCATGTGTTGTGAGTACATTAAAAACATACTCATTGTTGAATTAAGACGTTTCGCCATTTTCGGATCAAAGTTCTCAATATCCTTTCTAGCTTCATCCCATGTTGTACAAATCAGACTTAATCTTGCTAATAATCCGTTTGCACTTACCGAACTATCTTTTTCTATTGGTAAGTCTTTCTTGTCAGCTACTTCTCTATCCAGAATATCCAGCACCCATTTACGGAACTCTTTAGCTACTGGAGTGGATGCGAACATTGCGATCAGGTGTGCGCCACGAAGTGAGTAAACTCTGACCAATTTATTACGTAAGCTATTGTTTATCCCGTTGAACGTCATATTGACGGTCATTGTCATAGAGTCCGTAAACTCATCTGAATTACGTGAGTACAATTTACTTACACTATCAGTACGGCTATAACCTAATACCTGTGCAATTTCAGTTGATGTCAACCACACTTGCCCATTTTCAACGATAGGGTTGAATGTGAAGTTCTGGAAAGTAAGATCATTCTTGGTTATACTGTTCATGTCATTTATTCTCGCCCAAAGAGTTTATTTGATGTAAAGCCTCAGTTGTTCGTGCAACTGGGGTTTTTACTTTCTATCAATCCGTAAGCTTTCCTTAGTTGATAAATAATCTCCGTATTAAATTTTCTACACTCTAAATCCCCGTTAGCTTGAATTGCCTTGCACACATCCTCTGGGAATCTAATTTTCTTCTGATACATATCTTTTGCTTTTTGCATTATTTCATCCTTAATTCTTTGATGCCTCAATGTGGGGCAAAACCATTGTCACACCGTGCGTCATTGAAGTCAACCCCACAGTGGGGCATAATTTTGTAATTATTTTCATTACGAAAACTGGAATTCATCATGAGCAGAGAAGATCCGCAATTACGTATTAGGCTACCTATTGAATTAAAAGAAAAAATAGAGTTATCTGCTAAAGAAAACACTCGTTCTATGAATGCAGAAATAGTTCAAAGGCTGGAAATAAGTTTTCTTAATGAAGTCAACACTGATGAATTAATTTCAGCTAAAGATGTTGTTCAGATAGCTAAAAAAGCAAGAGAAGAGCTATCTGGTGTGATTCTTAAAAGAACATTTGCAGAGATAAACAAAAAGGCGCGCATTGGACACACTGAGTTTTGTGTTTCTCTTAGCGACTTAGAGCTAGAGATCCTTGATGAAGAGGATTTTTTCGCCATTCTAAGCCCTACATTTGAACAGCTAAAAAAATTAGGCTACGAGGTTTCAGAAAGAACCATTGATAATAATGGCTTTTTGATTGGTATATCAGATAAAAACAACACACCAACTGATAAATAAGGATGTTTGATGAACACCTATACTGCACCAGCTCTAAATACGGATGCTTTTACATGCCCTCATTGCAACGCATTTGCACATATGAACTTTTCCACTTTGATTGATGGAAATCGATATACAGGCAGAAAATATTTCGATGATGCTCTAATATCTGTATGCGTAAGATGCAAGCAGATAGCAATGTGGAGTATCACCAATTCCAGAACAGACCAAGAAGGGAATATTTATTATCAAGGAAGCATGGTTTATCCATTCGCGATTCGAGCGCCCCAGCCATCTGACGATATGCCTGATGAGATTAAAAAAGATTACCTTGAAGCTGCTAGCATCTACCAGAAGTCTCCACGTGGCGCCGTAGCCCTTCTCCGCTTAGGATTACAGAAACTTTGTATGCATCTTGGCGGTGAAGGTAAAAACATCAATGCCGATTTAGCTAAATTAGCCGAAGATGAACTGGTATCGAAAAAGCTAATCAGATCCGCCGATATCATTCGCATCGTTGGCAACAATGCCGTTCACCCTGGTACTATCAGCGATGATGATTTTGATGATGTCTCATTTAAGCTTTTCGCACTCATCAATATGATTGTTCAGCAAGGCATCACCGAACCAAAAGAAGTTGATAATATGTTCGGGTCGCTACCAGAAGGCCCACGCCAAGCAGCAGAAAATAGAGACAAACCTAAAAACTAACCACCCAGCCAAGTACGAGCTAGATAGCGGTAAAATATTTTTACCGCTCAATATTTGAATACAAAATTTTTGTGGCTCCGTTATTCTAATTTAGAATAATCAAATAATATCAATAAGCCATGAGATTCAGACAACAAAAAACCCACCGGAGTGGGTTAGTTTTAACTTATTTTTTTGTTGGATAGAAATTATGATTTTTATCTATAAAAACAACATAAAATGTATTTTTATCATATTGATATGATGTTACTTGATGATGGGCTCCATGATAATCATCTGGTAATACAAATCCTATTAGTCGGGTTGCACTATCTAGTCTAATTCTAGCCCATTCAGCCTGATGAGGTACATGTACTGGGCGAGAAAAATTACTATGGCTAGGATATTGCTGATAAACTTCAAGAATATTACGCCGCTTTCTACCACTGCCAATTGGCAGCCGCCTTAAATCCAACAAAGAGTGTTTACTAAGTTCTATTAATTTTTTCAGAAACGCCGATGAATTATCTCCTCCCCACTCATCAATTGAGCAAGCACATTTCTGGTCATCACAAAAATAGGAAAAATTAAATTTCGAACGTTTTGATAAATCACAATCGTCATTATCTAAACTGATATATTGCGATAAAGTATCGAGGTATTTATCTGTCTTTGAGTTACTGAATTTTCTGCTCATAACCTAGGAACTCCTCCTATTTTTCCCTGGTTATAAACTTTAGCTATTGAGCGATCGTTCCTGATGATATCTCCCTTTATTTCATCTAATCGGTAGCAAAAACTTTCAGTACCATCTTTATTTACTAAATACGTTCTATATCTTCCTAAAATATCTAATATTTCAGTATTATGAGTTGTAAACAACAACTGTGCGTTGTTCTTATTTATGTCTTCGTCTAAAAAGAAATCTATAAGATGTGGTAATATATGTGGATGTAAATTTATATCAAATTCATCCATCACAAGTACGGAACCATGCTCTATAACAAAATAATAAAGCAATGATTGCTTATATAAAGATTTTGTCCCACTCGACTGGTTATGAAATGAAAGAAACTCCACCTCTCCATCTACATCATAAACGAACCAAGGGTCAAATGTCTTTTTATTACTTCCTGTCAAAAGAACTGTTGTTTCACTTTCTTTTATAAAAATATCTTTAATAGATGGATCAAACTTTGATACAAATCTTTTGGTAAAACTCAATAATTCTTTATTTGAATGCATTAGTTCATTTATTTTATCTAACTCAAAAGCATCCATCATTAAGCCAGAATAAGAAACATTTGACATTATACCTGTAAAAAATAACCAAATATCAGATACAGATCCAAGTCCAAATTGACGGGCCATGCTAATTATTGAAACATTACTTCTTAATACTGGAATCTTCTCTAGTTCAGAAAAATCTTTATGAATATACTTTATTTCATTCTCATCTCTTTCTAGAACCAAAACTTCCCTATTTATTTTTCTATATAATTTTTCATTTATTACCTTTTTATCAGTGAGTATCGCCTCGTACGTATATAAAATATCACCAATAATAAACGATACATAAAACTCTGATGGTGTTATGGATGAGAAGTATGAATCAAAAAGAATATGACTATCTGGTTTTATATCAAATGAACGAGATATGAAAGAAGAAATAAAATTTAATGCTTTTAAAATATTTGTTTTTCCAGCACCATTAGCCCCTTTGACACAAATAATATTACTAATACTTTTACCTTGTGATATCTGCTCAGGACAAGCGTTACCAAATCTAAATGAGATATCGAACCCCTCTTTAAAACTTGCAAAGTTCTTCGCACCAAAAGATACCAACATTTTTTACCTTAAAAACCTTCATAATTAATTTGCAAACATTGTATCACGTAAAGCTCATCTTAAAAGAGAAACTTGTCATTTTTGACATAAACTCACACTTTAAAATAAAAAACTATACCTATAGCATTATGAGGTTAGCTCATTATATTAATCTTTAGAGTAGCAAAGGGCACGGATGCCCTTGTTTACTTTCTCTTTCTGCTCACCAATCTGCGCTTACCACTGATTAACTCATTATTACGCCTATCATCTTGCTTCATGATGTTGTCATATTCTTCTTTAGTGAAGCCTTTCTCATCAGGGTATTTAGCTTTGAGCATCATCTGAAATTCAGTCATGGTTAACTGTTCGGCTTCCTCTCGATTCATACCAAAGTGAGCACGAGCTGAGCTAATGTAGTCAATTGCCATAAACTCATCTGAGAATTCGTTTTTGCCCTCATTGCGTTGAAGTTTGCGGATCTTCGCTTTACCGATAATTCCGTGAGTGAATAATTCTCGAGCAATGACGATAATGTCAGCGATTGGCATCTTGCCGTTTTTATAGACAATACCTCGCTTACCCGATCTCCATTCACCAATAATTTCTGAACAATCATCATCACAGCACGCCTGCATAACCATCATTGCAGTTTGTAGGATATTACGCCCATATGTTGGCTTGCTAATGGCTTTTATTAACCACTCAGGAATAACCCTGTAGCTCATTACGGCGCGTGCAATTAACTCTTGCACCTCAGCGCCATTTAATTGACCGTAGGCTTTCACAATCTGTTTAGGCTCACCGATTCTTGTCATATTGATGAACGATGGTCTAAATAAGTAATCCTTTTTATCAGTAGAGATAACCATCTCCCCCGATTTCTAAAATAGGTGTCATAATCCCTCCTGAATATTATCAAGGGCACTCGAAAGCACCCTTTGTAATATTAAGCAGCGGTAACAGTGACCACGCATTTTGCTGTTTTACTACCATCTTCAGATGTGACAGTGATATTTGCAGTACCTTCAGCAACACCACGCACGGTGACTACATTCACAAGCTGAGTAACTGTTGCAAAGTTCGGCTTATCGCTCACAGCGGTGTAGTTTTTGTTCGTCGCATCGGTTGGGGTAAATTTGACGGTAAATGTCTTAGTTTCACCCACTTTTACAGACAGAGTGGCTGGCTCGACGGCAATACTTTGAACAACGATTTCTTCTTGTAGCCACTCAACCGTTTCTGCATCAGCAACTTTTAGCTCACCTGAATAGGTAGAAATTTCTTTTGTTGGAAACTCCATTGACCAAGATGTGAAAGCCATATAACCCTGAACAACATCAGAGCCATCGCCTTTCATATCAAGTTGAACCCAATATGACGGTTGGCGACTTGCTTTGATTTCATCAAGGATTTCTTTGGCAATATCAAACGCGGAAGTAGAACCGGTTACACCAGCTTTCTTTAATTCACCATCAAAACTAATGGTGAAGTCAGCACCAGTAACAATTGACTCAGTTAAGCCTTTGGTGTCATCAGCATTAGATGTCACTGTCTCCATACCGAAATCGAATGACTTGCTTGTTAGCGCACCTAAGCGCAAGAATTGATCTTGTGCTGGTACTTGGTCAGGGCAGCCTTTTGCAATGCGCAGAATACCTGCGTTACCCATCACTAGGCCTTTATCATCAGGGCATTGTGCCATGTTATAACCTCTTTATTTGCAAATAAAAAAGGCCGCATAAGCGACCTGTTGAGATGTGTTTAATTTAAGATGTACAGCGGAAAGAAAGCGGGATAATAAACCTACCTTCTGTCGTTTGAATTGGATTAACAAAACCAGATGTATTGATAATAAAACCAATGTTATGACTTCTAGAGTGACACCTTACATACTCTAGTATTTCGTTAGCTCTCTGAACAATAAAATCAATCCACGCCTTGCCAGATATGAGTGAAACGGTGAAGAAATCATCGCCACTTAAATCATCAATACGACCAGTTCCATTTAGTTGCTGAAATACGATATATGAATCTGAATCATTACCTTCTTTTTCATTCCAAATATAATCCTGCTGAATGAAACCATCAGATAACCCTGATTCAGAAAAATAGTTTTTCAGTCTCTCAAAGGTCGTCATATTTTAAGTTCCTCAGCAACAGCCTGATCAATCATTTGCTTCGTTTCCTTAAACCCCTTCAGGAGGAATTCTTTCTTAGCAGTAGGTCTGCGGAAAGTTTGTTTAACATTAGGATCATGAACAAAAACAGCATATGAAGCAGAATAACCAACGCGACCAGTAAATAGAGCACCTTTTACTTTTACATCTCTAAATTGTGAATTAATGAGCGTTTTAGTGTCAATTGGCGTGTATACAGCAGCTTGCCTGCCACCAATATCTAGCGCTCTATGCATGGCTCGAGCTATCTTCTTTGATGCTATGCTTCCAACCAGAGAGTTTAAGTTAGATATCGCATTACTTATTCCTTTTACTTTTGCCCCCATAGTTACACCGCCGTTGTTAGTGTGTAATCATCTAGACCGCCATTAATATCACGGTCTCTATCGATAGACTTAATCCTACTAGCACCATGCAAAAATGGCTCTCTGTCTTCATACTTACCGATGGCGATATAGTCTTCTTGAGAAGCTTCGCTATACTCAGTCCAAATGACATTCTTAATAATTATTTCAGTACCAATAGTTTTACTACCATCTTTAAAGCTACTTCCGTAATCACACCGGATATGGATTGGCTCTGAAAATATAGGCTTCCCGTATTTATCTTTCCCCTCAACTTTCCAGATGGTTGCCCACCCTTTGCAAAATCGTCGCAGGATTTTCCCCATATCACCCCCGAACTACATCAAACTGAATGACACCTACGGGGCGTTCAATAGGAAGGCTATTAGTACATCCATTGGTATCTAGGGAAGACAGCATTTTTAGCAACGTTTTTCTGCCATCAGAAAAATACTGATATGAAACAGAAGCGCCAGAAGGTGCGTGCTCTGACGCGATTTTACGAACATCAGCAGATGATAATATAAGGATAACCGAATACAGTTTAATTAAAGCAATTACCGCATCTGAATACCCTGCGCTATCAAGGCAAGTATCAATAGTGTCCACTATAGATATAGCAGAGTTTATGACAAGACTTGTTGCCTCAAACCCCATCACCTCTAATTGCTCATTAACTTGCTCAACCGTAATCGCAATAGACATGCTCACTCCTCATGGATAAATAAGGGGCGGCGGCCCCTCACGTTACCCACCAACGCTAGTATCTTTGCCAAATGAAACCATAACACCAGCAGTATCTTTAATATCCGTAGCAATTTGCTTCCAGTTAGCTACCGCGGCAATCTGTTCGTTAGTTGGGGATTTGATGCTATCTTTGCTCCACTGGTAACCACGCAAACCAATAGTAAAGTCGTACTCACCTTGCATTAGTGCCTTAATATTTTCTTGCCCTAATACATCCTGAGCCTTCATGATTAGTGGTGATGTTTGAACCGCAGCAGCACCAGTCACTAAACCTAGCGAATGTTGTTTGTCTGCATCTGATAAAGCTGGAATATCAGAGATAACAAAACGACGGCCAAGGTTATCTTGTTTAATGGCGACGTTGCCAATTTGGAATAGGTTATTTGCGTTGGTTAATGTCTCATCCATAAAGTCGTTGAATGTTGCACCATCCATCAACCAAGCAACAATACGCGAATATGCATCACCGAATGGACGTGTTGCTTTATTTAAACCTCTTAATGATGGTGTTTCACCTCCAACAGTAACGGCTGTTTTATTACCAGAAATAGCTGCTTTTAATGCCGCGCCAGTAGTATTCAGGTAATCTTGTAACATGGCTTCTGCTGATTGAGCAGCAACTACCGCAGCCGCTTCTGATACGTCCTTACCTAGTCGCTTCATCATTGTCGGGGTAACTGAGACAGGGCCAATACGACCATCAATCTTAATCATACGGTCAAGGATTTGCCCCAATTCTTGTGGCGTTAGATTACCTGAACCATATGCATTGCGTCGCTGAGCCAGACCACCAAGCAACTGCCATGATGTTTGCTCAATGTAATCACCGATATGATCACCATCGCCAATAACTAAAGCACCACCAGATGCTTCGTTAAATTGACGGACAGCCTGAGCAACCAACTCTGTTGCCGCTAGAGACACTTGTTTTTGAAAAATATATAAAGACATATAAATTAATCCTCTTGGATATTAGCAATGATTTCACGTGCGCTGTCCACTAACGGATTCGCGCTTTTGGGTTTTTCACTGCCTCCGGCTGGTGATTTCCCTTTACCGCCTTCCCCTCCGGTTCCGGTGGCTTTACTACCAATAATTACTGGAGCAAATAACGGGTTACTACGAAATTCTTTTTCTAAATCATCAATGGTAAATGCAGAAGGATGACCGTTAGCATCAACCACTCGCGTTTTACCATCTTCTACTGATAATCGAGATTTAATGTGTGGCATGATTAACGGAGCAGCGTCACCAGCAAGCTTTGTAGCCACAGTTTGAGCAACGTTATCAACTAATAGCGTATGTAGACTCGCGTCTTTCTCCTGCAGCTGTGCTAATAACTCGTTTTCACGCGTCTTTAACTTTTCAGCCCAGCTTTTTTCTAGTGATTCGATATCGCCATTTTTACGCGCTTGATCTTCTGCTGCTTTTTTTGCAGCCTCTTCAGCTTGCCGGCGTTTCTCCTGCTCTGATTTTTTCTCAGAAAGTAATTCATCAACTTTCTTTTGAAGACCTGACACATCTGGAATTTCTGGCATACCTTCGATTTGAAGTTGGTAATTACCACCAGACTCTTTGTAAAGAGCCTTTTGCTCATCAGTTAATGCGTCAAATTCTTCTTTCGTTAATAAATATTTAAACATCGTAAAACCTCTGGTTTAGATGGTGCAGTCTCTAACTGCGGATAATAAAAAACCCACTCAGTGGTGGGTTTGTGTTATTTCAATTCAATTCCTGCTCGCTCAAACGCTTTAGGCGCAAACTTTTGCATATCTTTAAGTGTCATTGGTTTAAAGTTTTTATGTAACTGCAACTGTGCGAATCGCTCTGGAGATAAACCACCATCACGAAACAACTTCCCTCTAGTCGGACCCAATATTAAATCCTGTCTTTTGGCCGGTTGCCTAGATAGCCATTCATAATAGCTTTCTTCTCCCCATTCAGATCTTCCTATTGGTTTAGTTATTATCAAATTAGCAAATTTATCATTAAGTATTGGCAATCGCTGACTTCGGCAGTTTGGGTGTAATGGTGGCATTGGGCCAGCCCCAACAGGATATCGGTTTCCTGATAAAGCCCTACACGTCGATGATGTTTTGTTGTCCAGTATTGCGCTGAATTCTTCCTCTTTAATTAAATCGTCATTCTCCTTATAAAATTCCTGAGCCGCACATGTATGAGCATGCTGAATTGCCGTATTTGCAATTGTTCTGTAGTTGTAAGTAATTCGAGATATCGTCGATGTAGAGACCTGTGTTTTATCAATTGCAGCCCCATTAATAGTGGACTGTAGAACTTGAATGTTACTTTGAGCAGCCATAGCCAAAACAGTCTGATTCTCTACTTGCTGGATAGAGCTAGTCACCCAAGATGATATAAATTTCTTGAGAAATAAAGAGCCGCCCCAAGCGGTTAATATCAGCGGCACATTTAAAATGGCTTTTTTAACTTTCTCAGCATCAGGCTTGCTTACTTCATTTGTTACTATCTGCGATAAGCTATCAACTTCAAGTTGGCTTGACTCAACACCGATATCGAGAACAGATTGCAGTAAATGCTCAGAGTAACTGGTCAGAACTGGTGATAGCTCTCGCTTTAACTCAGCAATTATGGCGTTTAGTTTTGACCTCGATGTTATCTGACCTGAGAAATTAGCTAACGCCTTAGTAACAGCCGCCCTTAGCTCTCTTTGCATTTCCTCTCTATCAACAATGCCAGCTTTGAGTCGTTCTAGGAGAATTTGGATCATCATTGAATTATCTAACATCAACTGCGATTGCATATTCACCTCTACATCATTGAGTTAGCTCGCGATAATTCTATCTCTTCGATAACATCCTCAGCTTTCTCATCTTGAGGGATGATATTGATACTTTGCAGGTACTTAACAAAATCAATCAATCGCATAGCCCCAGATTGGAGAGAAGCAAGGAGAGCTGTGATTGCTTGCGAATCCAGTTGAGCAATATCGTAAACTTTGTTTATCTCAATAGTTGCCTCACCACTCCCCTCAAACTGAATGCAGAAATTAAGTGCTCGGTTAACGGCCTTTTCGACGTTTCCTGAACACAACGAAAGCACTGAATTATCTGTTTGAGCCTCATCCTGTGCCTGAGTCGCTGTTCTTGCTGATGTCCCGCGTTCAACTAGCTTAGCTCCTAGCATTGCCATCTGCTTTTCTCTGCGCTCAGCTAGGTTTATTTGAATGTTTCTGTCTTCTGGCTGCGCAAATTTCATATCACCACCCTGTGGCAGCAACACCCCTTTGCGTGAACCAACAGTAAAACCCTTCAGACACGTGTCTTTCAACCCAATCATCAGTAAGGCCAGTTAGTGCAATCATCGGCTGACCGACAGTATGTGCAGACTCTGCGATATCAGCCTCAACTTGATAATGTTTGATATTTAAGTACGCAATATCTGCAAGAGGAGGAGCATCAGGGGTGTGATCATTGTTCATTGAACCAATCCATGACCACGGCAACTCCCTTAATGGAATGCCGTGTGCATCCTTTAATACAACCCACTCTGTAACTTTTATATCTCCATCTTCATACCAGCGACGAGAGCAAGCTACATTGTTAACAAGCCTTAATTCAATCCAGTTATTCTGCATTTGCAGTTCAAAATCATCTGTATCTACTGGCTCCTGATATTTGAGGACAACGAGGGATGTTTTCCCGTTCGTTACACGCCAATTGATAATTTCTTTTGCTGTAAACAACCGAATATAGGAGCGACCTTTATTAGCCTCTGACTGAATACCTGAACCACTAAAATCACTTAATAAACCTGCTCGACCACGCTGTAAGTTTTGCGATAACGCATCCCTTATCATTTGAGTAAGTGGCTGACCTTGACCGTCAATATCAGTTTCTAAATACTCAACATCACCACTAATACTAATCTTTACTGGCTTACTGAAAGCAATACCAAGTAAACCACTAAGTGTCCTACCCGTGGCATTCAGAAAGGATGCTCTAGCTAAATAGCGCTTATAACGCTCATTACCCTTATCATCTTCATCTTTGTTATCTGCCGGATGAGGGAGGTATTTCTCTTTCTTGCTTTTAACAACTCGTTCGCCATCAACACAATCGCCAACCATGTCCCATTCAGGCAAAAACTCATTGTAAGCTGGATGCTTGTAATCAACGTTTGTATTCATGTTAGTTCCAGTTAAATTCTATTTTCTTAGTCAACCGTTTAGTATTTCTTCGACTCACTGCAAAATATCTAAATCCATCAGCATCATGTGACGTGTAATCGTGAAGCGGTTTATCTTTCCAACAGCCTCGCTTGTCATCCCACTCTTTACGATAAGCTTCTAGATGAGCAATGCCTTCACTACATTTATGCTCATCAAACACGCAAAGTGGCAGAATTTCACGTACTGCCTCGATACCTTCATCAACTGAAAGCTTCGGCACTACTTCAAATCGGATTGAGTAAATTTGTCCGTCGATTTCGTACCCCTCACGCGCTAATTCACGTCGTGATTTCGCATCAGAACCAAACTCACGGTTATCGATATCATGAGGGCCATTGTGACTTGCATATGTGTAGCCTTTGTCTTTTAACACTTTCATGTAGTGCCGTAGACCTTCACCACTGTTTGAGTAGTGATCAATGACATGGAACTCTTCGCCCACTTCACGGATAAACCAAATTGATGTTGAATCACCGACGCCAATATCCCAGTACGTGTGAACCGGTAAGTGTGAGTTATCAGGAAGTGTGCCAATGCGTTTATTTTCGTACAGGTAGCGGAATTGCTTAGCGTAGTAAGCGCCTTCAACCGATTGTTGGAATGCCTCAGACGGTATTGACGGGTATTCCCGTTTCATATCGTCGCCAAGCGTTTTCTCTTTGGCGTAATACCATGCTTTCTGGCGCTCGTTTAATTGAACACCATGTTTGCTGGCTATCTCATCAAAGTAATCAACTAACCGCTGGGGTAATGGCTCAACAGGGTTAATGGCATACTCTGGATTCTTCCACCATGAGAAGAAAAAGAACTTCCAGTCTAGGTTAGAGAGAGTCTTATTCTGAATTTGCGCTTTCTCAGCAGACTGGCAATAATCGAAGAAATAACCTGCTCGACCCTCCGCTGTGCTTTCAATCGTCGTAAAACAATCGCTTGATACCGCCTCAAATGCGCCAGTGACAATCTCACGGGCTTTCTCTGGATACTTAGCACATATCTTACCGAACTCAGAAACGTGCAAATAACGGAGTGTACCGCCACGAAATGACGTGCTGATATAAAGCGAGCCGCCTTTGCTAAACACCAACTCACCAGCCGCATCATTACTCGCTGGGTTAGCCGCTTTGATTTCATCGGGTAGCTTGTCATAGGCATACTTTATCTTTTCCCTAAATAGCCGCTTAGCATCGTTAAGTGTGTGGGCTATCAATGCACATTTAGCCGCCTCAAATAACGCTGCGTCTAGCTGGATAATGCAGACCTCAGTAGTGAAGCCAAGCTGACGGGCTTTAAGGATAATGTTTCGCGTGTGCATCCCTTCAAAATATTCGAGTTGCTCAGGCGTCATTTTAAATCGAACTGGCTTGCCTTCTTTATTGGTTATCCAGTAGAGGTGATTTAATCGCCAGAGCTTATCTCTCAATAATGCAAGATGTTCTGGCTTCATGATTATTCCTTAGATAAGTCGTCCATTAGTTCTGATAGCTGACTAGCTGTCTTATTCGGCTGAACATCATCAAGGCCATATGCTTGACGCTCAAGGCCAACTAAATTTTTAAATGTTTCGCTTAATGCTTTGGCTGACTTAACGCGCTCAGGCAGGGAGATGATTGAGTGATAAATTTCATTGAGTTTGTCGCGTCCGTTATCATCAGGACTAAACATTAACTCGCCAAGTTTTCTTAAGGCTGGCACATCAGCACATTCAGCAGATAGTTCATCAAATAAGTTATTAGTTAACTCTCTAGCCCTTCGAATATCGCCTCTATGCTCCATGCGGACATTAGCGATAACCTCGGCATTAGCCTCAATAAGTTGCCGTTCTGAAATAGCCTTTTCGGTGGCAACCAGACTGGCAACCTCCCTTTTGGCAACCAAGTTTTCAGCCCTAGCCTTAACCTTTGCCTTTAAATCTCGCTCCCATCCTTCTTTCTTGGCACGCTTACTTATCGCCTGATGGGTTATCTCGTATTGAGAGGCTATTTCCCTTATGGACATCACGCCAGCTCGGTAAGCCGACTCGATGGCCTCCCAATCTGGTCTTTTAGCCATATCCATTCCTTAAATAAAAAAGGCCGCTAGGGCCTATTTGGTTTTCTGTTTGTTGACTAACTTGCCTAACTCGCGCTCGACGATTTCAGCAACTATTCTCCCATCATCAACTCTTCCACAGTGTAAGTATTCAAGTGATTGCTGTAATTGACGATAGAGAATGGATAAGTTTGCTTTTTCTTGTTTGGTCATACTTTCTCCTTAGCGAACTTACTCGCCCACACTTTGGCAATATGTAAGCAGTCGTCAAACATTCGCCCTTTTCTACTTGCTTGAGAGCTTCGGCGATAATGATCTACCGCCATGTAACTTGCTCTACGACAAACAGGTAAAGAAAAGCCGAGCTTTTTTAACTCGGCTAGTACGTTCTGCTCTATGAATTGTTCGTGGTTCATGCTGGCTCTTCTCCATCTGGAAATTCGCCCATATCAGGCAAGGTTAATTGTGATAGTTCTTTAATTGCCTTCTTCGCTTTGCGTATTTTCTTTAGGTGACGCTTGCGTAAATTCATTAAGTCACTACCTTTCCTGCCAAAGTTCTCGAACGACCAGTTATCGGCTGCTACTAATCTATTTTGCATCTCATTGATAGTCAGGGGTTTAAGCTCATTCATGTCAAGGTTTGCTAACCCTGTTTGTGGTTTTGACTCTTTTTCAGCTAGATCAAGTAACCATCGACGCAAGGATTTCGCTACATCTGTATTAGCTAACATTCCGATTAGATGTGCACCTCTAACAGAGAAGATCCTGACCTTTTTCTTACGTAAGTTGTTGTTTATTCCATTGGTCATTGTTTCAGTGACCATTGTCATATCATCAGAAAACTCGTCTTTGTTGGCGTTATATAGATTGGTTACTGACTTCTCATTTTTGTATTCGAGTAGCTTAGCCATCTGAGAGCTGGTAAACCAAATCTTATTATCACCATTATCAAATGGAGTAATTTCATTACCTTTGAAAACTAATGATTTGCTCATGGTGTAAATCCTTATAGAAAAGCGAACCTGTTCACCAGAAATAACCGCCCCACAGAAAACACCATTAACGGTTTTTCTCAGGTTCGACTTTCTGTAAGGTTCTGTGAGTGTTTTTAATTGCGCGGTGAATGCACAGAATGAAATGCGTAGAGTTCGCAGCTTAGCGATACACTGCCAAGCCACTTCTAGTCTGTTCCTAGCAGTCAAGATATGATCACTCTCCTTAATGGATAAACGACTTATCTAATTGCTGATATATATATTTACTTAAGCTATACTAAGTAATTATCACTATACTTTGATTAATATCCTGTTAGTTTGCCCATGCACCCATGCTGGGCTTTTTTTTTATTCCATGCATTCTTGTTTGATATAATCCTGCAACCCTTTAATCATCTGTTCTGACTCTGCAATTCGCTCTCTGAGTAACCAATAATTTCGGATAGCGGTGTCAGTAGGTCGGGCGGTGGTTGCATAAGCCAAGCTGGTGGAGGGAGTGGTTTTGACTTTGGGGCACTCGGCTTTGATGTACACCCGCTCTGGATGACGCTCACTAATATCACGCAAGTGACTAATTTCATTCTTAGCATTCGCTAGCTCCTGCGTATATTGAATATCCAACTGATTTAATCGCATTATGCGTGCTTGATAGTCAGTATTAATAGACTTCTGTTCTTCGAGAGCCACGGCCAGTTTTTTGTTGATATCTGTCAGTGAATTAATCCTATTAGCTTGCCAGTTAATCACCCAATAACTACCCACGATAATGCCTACCATCGCAATGACGGCATAGAGTTTTCCGTATTTCATGATTAGTACCGATGATATGAGAGTGCAATCTGACAGCGCTTTTCTAAACTCACTTGGTCTTTAGTACATGAGTTATCAATCAAGAGATAAATGCCACCAGCGACTGTAATGAGTAATGCAAGAATAAAGCCGATAATGATGATTAAAGTTTTCCATGACATAGTGCTGACTCCGCCTCTCGACGACTGACAAGCCCTCGCCAGACCTTTCCGCCTGCATATATCCAACGTTTCATTTCTTCACAGGCACCCGCTCTATCACCAGCGTTTAGCTTCTTGAGTAATGTTGAGCGAGCAAATGCGGTTGTACCCACATTAAAAGCAAAGGAATATAAAGCAGCTTTGGTGTAGTCATCGAGTGATACTTTGATTAATGCATCGACTTGCTGTTGTGTCTTAATAAAATCGATTTGTAATAACGCATCACATTCTTGTTGTGTGTATCTCTTGCCTTGAATAATGTCTTTGCCTGTATGTCCATAACAAACAGTTAGAACACCTGCCACATCACGATAAGGTTCATAACGTACACCTTCAAAATGGGCTATTACTACTAACGCGATGGCTGTTGCTCCTGCTGTTGTTATCACCGCTATTTTCTGTTTGAGAGACATTAAATATCCTTTGGCGCTTTCACCATTAATTCAGCAAGCTTTTTTAAGGTTTCGGTCGGGTTTTGTGGGTCAACATGACGAACAAGCTTTTCAAATAATTGAGTGCGTTTTCGTTGTTCTCGACGAGTCATAAAGTAAGTGGCTAAACCGAGAACCATGCTGAACGCCATCCCGATAACAAATCCCCATTCATATAACGAAAGACTGGCAAAAAAGGCCGTTAGGCCTGCTGTTCCATAAGTTACATTGGTTAATTTTTCCATACGCATAGTCACCCCCAGAGGAGTGTCCGTTGATGATTAGTGTGAAAGTGTTAAAAAAATTAGGCGGGGATTGATACTTTAAGTGCCTTTAATAAACCTTCAGGCAACTGTTCTTCCAGTGACGCATTAGAAACAATCACAAGACCATACATAGATATCCATGTATTCGTTTGTTGTAAGTGTCCTTGAATAAATTGCTTCGCTTTCTCTAACAAATAAACACAACTCTCTTGTGTGTTTTTGCGCCAATAGGATTCAATCGCCACCAGCAATGGAGCACCAGCATCACTAATTTTTTTGCAAGCCGATTCGATATTGCTTTTTACCTGCGGAAGATGTCGTGCAAATTAATTGTGTCAGTTGTTGAGTTTCACCATCAGCCGTATGGATATTCGCCGTTAAAATGATGGAGGTATTCTTTTCACTGTCTGTTTCTGAGGCATAGTGAAGACTAAACTGTAATTCGCTTATCTCTTTTGACATAACATTTACCAATTTATTTAGTTAATAAGGTGCCGACTCACAGCTCTTGTGTGAACGTGATAACGAGGGTGATTGATTCTGTGGTCGGCATATACGAAAAAAGACCGCCTAAGCGATCTTCTGAATGAGTTGTTCGGAATAACCGAACATGTGAACTATCCGGAAATTCCGGAGAGTTGGATTACCACAATGCAAATAAGCACTCTGGATAAATATCAATAACTTATTCCCTATAATTCGGGGGAATTAAAGCTTGAGATACCCGTTACCGAAAAATAGAGAATCATTAAACTTCCAACGTCTCTCTTCACGTTCTTCTTCTGACAATTTATCGCGCTCAGTGTAAGGGTTGGCTTTAGCTAAGTCAGACCTAGTTGGATATTTAGAATCCGTCGAATTCGTCATACATACAAACTCCAGATAACAAAAAACCCCGCCGAAGCGAGGTCTTGAATGAGGTAAGCAAACTTAAGAGTCACGTAAAGCAACTTACCTTATAATTGTTGTCCATTTGTCCATTAATGTCAATAGCAAAGTTCAGCTATTTTCTTTACTTTAGCTACACGTTTACGATTATTCATTGCATTTCGCAGAGGTTCGTACAATAACCACTGAGTAGCTTTAAGTTTTTCGTCAACTTCTCTCCTGCAAGTCCTGTGAGATGGCTTGGCGTATTTATTCCCCCCTCTTGTTTGCATTTTGCGTGGTTTTGCAACTCGGTGATAGTAAGATGCAATCGACAGCTTAGATGAACCATGAGCGTAATAACTTAGTAATATTCCATAGGCTTGTGTGTCAGTGGCGATGACTGAATCTACGACCTGAGAAATCAACATTCCTTCATCGTCATTGCACATAGGTCTTGATGGGTTTTTACTTGGCTCAACTGTTTGCATGAATTTATAAATCATGTTGATCATGCGAATATCGATACGACCAGAATATACCCACGCCCCCCACAGATTTAACCAACCATCAAGCCAGCGAAACTGCTCATCTGTTAATTCCTTTTCTCCGATATAGCTCATCTCACCTCCGGTAATACTGTGTGATATCTATCGCAACCGACTGAATACATGATGCGATAACCTAAACTTTTGGCTTGGGTTGTTTCAACTATCCTCATAAAGCCATTGTTAAGCTGAATGACAGATAGATAACGTTTTGTCTTATTCCCTGTGCGTTCTGTTAATGCTCTAAACCTGCACTCTTCAATAGCTGCGATTAAATCACTGAACATCATCTACCTCCCATATCGTGATATCTAATGAGCCATAAGTAACCTTTTCACCTCGACGGACCCGCATATCATCAATTTGGCTATCATCTACCCAAAATTCGGCATGAGTTAACGAATCGAAAACTGCCTTTGGCAAGTTATCGAGGTCTCTTTGTCGTTTATCTGGGGGATTTGCTGTAATGACTATTTTGATGCGGGAAGTGGTTTCTACGTCTAGGTTGTGTTGCTTGATGTAATCTGTTACTTGCTTTCGGTAGTTGGTGCCTTTGGGTGAGATATAATGCCGTCCTCTACAATGCCTCCAGTACGTATTATTGCTCGGTGGCCACGGCAATTTTAAGTGATACTCGTTCATACCTTAATCTTACCCTCCTTGATGAGAATATCCTGAGTGCGAATAACACCTTCTAAATGACATTGCTTTGCGTATTCAGCATCAACATAGTGAGTGCGTCTATCAGATTCATCATGACAAGCACTACATGCCCAAGCACCAAAAATATCATTAGGCTTTATTCCAGTACCGCAAATGCCAGACATTCGATAATGAGCTAAGACAACCGTTTCAGAATTACCGCTACATACACCCGGTATTCTAATTTGGCATTCACGGCCTCGAGCTTCTTTGCGTAAGTTCGCCATCTCCCTCTCCTTTGATTTTATCCATCACTTCCAAATGAGCGTATTCATCAGAGCATTGAGCACACACATAAATTTCATCATCTGTTAGCTGTCTATTGCATGACCGACACTTCATTGCGAACCCCTTTGAGTAATGAGTCTATTTTCATTAGCATTGGATTACCCATGCCTGAGACATCAGCCTTGTCGACAAACTTTAATATGCACTTAAAGTCATCATCTTGTTGCTTTGGCTGTTTTGGTTCTGTCTCCTCGACCTTTTTAACCTTAGGGAAAACTGGTAAATTGGCTCGACGCTCTCTTTCAAACTGCATTCTCAGTCGAGTAATTGCATCATCTCTAACAGAGTAATTGCGGATCATTTTGGTACCAGACCCTCTTTCGCTACTAACCTCCCTGATACATTTAAATTCAAGCAGTTTTCTGATAACTGTCCCTGAGCGGTGAGGTGTCAAACCAACTACTGATGAGATAGTTTTATGGTTGAATGATGTAAATTCGCGAACTGCTACTATTACATTTGCATAGTTTCTGTATTGTTCGTCAGTCATAATCATTTCCTGTTTAAGTTGTAGCGGTTAATATGCTCACGACGACTTTCTTCGATAAATCGAACCAATTTCTGAGCCTCTTCTAACTTCTCGTCATATTGCTTTAACTTTTCTTCTGGCGTCATTTTTCAGTCTCCACTTCTTCAACGAGTCGACTCATATACCAACGAGCCTTTTTCAAATCTTCGACTGGATTAATTTTCTTTTCGTATCGCCAGACATACTTTTGAATATTGCCTTTGAGATAGCCAAGAAACGCTTCCTTGGTCATACTGGCTTTAATGGCATCGATGCACTCGATATCACCTGATGCGTAGTGTGGTGGGTTGTTTACGTTGTCTGTCATAGTCATTACTCCCTGTGACCGTAGTAGTTGTATTCATAACGAGTTGTACGCAGTTTTACGCCACTTTGTACCGCCCAAGCTGTCGAGTATTCAATTAAGCTACTCATGCGCTTCTTCCCCATTTGAGACGTGCTCTCGCGTATGTTTAATAGCTCACCTTCAATTCCCCTAATTAACGGTGACTCCTTCGCTCCTGTAGTAACCATCCAGTGGCCAGACACAAAGACATTCTTCCACTGCCATAATTTCAGTGGCTCATTGTTGAGTGTCATTTGCTTTGATACATCACCACATAGCGCATGGAACATATCGTTCTGCGGTAGTGTTCGGCTGGATTCTGAGATTTTTTACTTCTAGGGGGAATTCTTCGTTGAGGGGTAAATTATCTAGTACGGCTTTAAGGTTTTTTAGTATCTGGGTATTCCTGAGTAGGAATGTTTGCTTCTGCATTATTCCTCCTGTACTTAATGTTATATCTCCATAGGGTCATGCCACATCGAGAGCAAAAGAAATATGATCCGTCATTGCAGCAGTTTTCTTGCTTTTCGAATTTATGACCAGTGAAAAAACATCTGATTGTTGTGATTGCTGAAATGCTCATTTCTTATCACTCACTGTTAGCCCCCTTGAATTTCTGAATATGCCTCAATCCAGTATCTAGCTTCTTGTATCCATTCTTTTTTTCTTTTTGCGGATTTGTCTTTTAGTTGGTTTGCATGGGAATTTATAGTGTTCCTCAATCCAACCTACATTTATTTTCAACATCCAAAATCTGCTATTCGCATTGAAGTTAACGTAATAGACCATGACTTCTACTGGATCACTCACTGTTAGCTCTCCAATATGATGAAACCCTGACACCAACACTTAGGGCACATTGAGTTTTTGAATTCAGGCGGATGCAGTCTTTCACTTTTGAGATGGATATGACCACACCCTACACATTTAATTTTCACTGTTAGCTCTCCTGTTCCATGCTGCGATTGCCATAGCTATTTTACCTTTCCCAATCATTTGAGCTGATTGTGCATCGCAATTATGACAACGCACTATCGCTGAACGATCAGGGCAATCTTCTTCATACTGACAAAAAGCTTCTACGTTATTACTCCCGCAAAACGGGCATTTCTTGAGTTCGTTCATACTACAACTCCCACCATTGATATTTTTGCTTAGCTTGTAAAATTAGCTCTTGCCAAATTGCTACGGCTTCTAGTCTTAGTTTTCGCTCGTCCATCATTCACCCTCTGGCATTGGTGGGAGTGGCATCCAGTGAGTTATTGGATAATCGTCATCTTCAATAAACTCATCGTTATCGCTGATATAATGGCAGTAAGAGCGCGACCAGACCCAACCTTCAAAACTTGAATCTGAACGCATGAACACATGCCATACAAACTTGCCATTCCAAAACCATCCAGCGAACACTGGCGTGTCTAGTTCAGGTAGTGAATCACTACACTTAACCCAATTAGTTTCCCTGCATTAGATGCCTCCACCTGTTAACGTTGTTCCTTTCATCACTCAACACCTCGCTTAATCGCCATAACTAATTTTTAAACTTCCTGATATGGCAACCACTGCTAAAAGTAACCATCCCCAACCTGATTTTTCGTGATACATCAGGAATGCAACAGATAAAAATCCAGTAATCGGTACTAGCATGAAAAACAATGTGCCTAAAATATCTCGTAAATATTCCATCTAAAAATCCTCACGATTCCCACTCATAGCCGACTTTAATTGCCTTGGCTTGCTCAAGAGTATTTGTCATCACTTTCGTGTTAGAAATATTACCCCAGCAATCACACTCGACTGGCGTTAGGTAATATTCATTTTCTGTTCCATCATCCGATTTGTAAGTGTGACGAACAGGATCACCTAATACCTTGGTGACGGTATGTGTTAATAAATTCATCTAAAAATCCTCTTGCGTGTTAACACTCAATTTCTTCATCTGCGTATTCGTTGCTTAGATTGCTTAAAACAGCCTGATCTAAACCACCACGAGCGTTAGTGAAGTAATATGTTTTTTCTGCACCGGGTGCGTGTCGTGATTTCGTGCAAATAACCTCAGTGATCCCTTTTAGCTCTGACTGAGGATTATATTTTTCATCACGATAAATCATGAAGATAACGTCTGCCTCTTGCTCAATAACGCCAGACTCTCTCAAATCAGCATTGACGGGGCGTTTATTGGTTCGTTGCTCTAAGTTACGGTTTAACTGAGCAAGTGCGACTACAGGGCATTTAAGCTCTTTTGCTAGGTTCTTTAACCCTGTTGCAATCTCACCCACTGACTGATTCATATTTTCAGGGTTTGTCATTTTCATTTTCTGCAAGTAGTCAACGATAATGACACCTAAACCACCTGTTTTTTTGTGCATCTTTCTAGCGTCAGCACGTATTTCATGAATACTCATTGATGGTCGGTCATTGATATAAATCGGTGATTCCTGAATGTCAGCAAGCGCATGAGATAACTTAGCCCAAGCCTCATCCATGTTTATTTTCGATTTATCATCACCGAGCAAGTCTTGCTTGTTAACCCCTGCATGATGAAAAGAAATTCGTTCTGATATCTGCCATGACGGCATTTCAAGGCTATAAAAAACAACGGGTTTCTTTTGTTTCAATCCAATCGCTTTTGAGATTGCTGTACTGAACATGGTTTTACCCATACCTGGACGTCCACCAATAACAATCAAGTCAGTATTGTTAAACCCACCAAATGCTTTATCGATATCAGGTAAGCCAAACTGAGTTTTATATTTCCAGATATCACCATTGATCATCGACTCAAGAATATTTATCGACTCATTGACACCGTCCATAATGTGCTGTGTTTCAACAACACTACCTGTGTCCATTGATGAGATTGTGGACTGAACCTCACCGACAACATCAACAAGATTACTAACGTTTGATGAGCTAATCTTCGCAATGCCTTCGTTAAGAACAGCAAGCGTTTTTCGTGCCGTGGTTAGGTCCTTAATCTTCTGAACATAACCGGGTAACATTTGAATGCTTGATGTGTTTTTAGTGCATTCAGCAAGATAGCCGAACCCGCCAGTAATACCTGAATTACCTTGTTGTTCAATTTCTCCATTCAGTAAAACCAAATCAACCTTAGAGCCATTTCTAACAAGGCTTTGCATGGCTTTAAATATGGTTTTGTGAGCCGATGATGTGAAATCGTCAGCAACTAAACTTTCAATCGCTGAGATAGCAATTTCCTCAGTTTCAGATGTGGCAATCAGTATTCCGCCAATGACAGCCTGCTCTGAGTAATAATCCGTGAATTTATTTTCCATTAAACAATCCCTTTTTTCCGTTCGGTGTATTCTCGTTTAGCTTGCTCGTAGGTTTGGGACCATCTTGTCGGTGTTAAGATCCAGTCAAGAGTTAACCACCCCTTGTCTTGCAGACCAGTGAATAAACTTGATTGCGATATCAGCTTGAAGCAGGTGTCCATGTGTTTTACTTCACGCCACTGTCCCTTGTTGGTTTTGCCATTCCAGACAGCCTCCAAATCTTTGTAGGCAGGTCTACGTGATGTCCACTCATGAAAATCAATGGCTCTTTCAGGAACGTATTTATTCCAGATTTTAATTAATTCTTCATGAGGGCAATCGACAGGGTTGATACCGTCTCGGTTTTTCCACTTGAGCGCATCAGACAGATAGCCATCGAAGCGATTAACTCGGCAGATATTGGTTGGTTTTGCTATTGAGTTATTACGTCGCTTCCATGTTGACACCACCCACTCAATAACTGTGATTAAATCACTTAGCAGATATCTATCTCTGCTTTGGGTTGGAGATAAGAGAGTCATGAATGGTTTAAAGTCTCTGCATTGAGAGCCAGTAATATTGTTATAAAAATCTAGAGCTTCTCTTGCTTCCCTGATTATCTCTTCACGAGAAATTCCTTCACTTGAAGATGACATAGGATGAGCGCTTACCACTGGTATCCCATCGAAATCATATCTCTCAGACACGATCCCTTCTCTAACCAAAACGAAACCATCAGAAAGTTGCTTTAGTTTTACAATGGATTTATCTCTAGCATTCAGTCTATCGATTTCAATGCCACAAGAATCGCCTTCACCATTGGAAACCAGAAGATCAACCCGACCAGCTTTACCGTCCCCTCTGTCGCTAACTCTAAATTCTCTTTCGCAGATATAACCCAACTCAACTAATTTTTGCTCAACAGAATCATGAAGCTTATCTGCCTTATCGAAATCAAATTTTCCTTCCAGGATTGAAATTAATTCTTCACGGAGAGAGCCTCCTCGATTTCCTCCCTTGGGAGGTATGGTGGGATCTTGTCTTTTGTCTTTTGTATTATTGTCTTTTGTGTTTGACTGTTTCGGTAAAGTGGTTTTTACCGTTTTAGTAAAACTATTCTTTACCGTTTCGGTAAAACCTTTACTGTTTCGGTCAATGTCAGTTTTCCACTCAGAAATATTCTTATTCATTCCAATTTTTCGACCTTCCTGAATAAAGATTTTCATCCGAACTAATTGATTTTTAGCGGTGGAGCATTTGGTGCTATCAATCTTTGTCATGCTTTCAAGTTGTTCATTGCCAACCCAATCCATTTTTTTATTAAAGCCGTATGTTTTTCTCCACACAGCCATAACCATTAATAATTGGTGCTTGGTTAATCCAGCAAGCATGATTGCATCTAATAACTCATTCGCTATTCTGGTATAGCCGTTATCAAGGTCAGCCACTTTGCTCTCCATGACCTTTGGCTCAGGTCTAAAATCATCAAGATATTTTATTTCCGCTGACATGCTGACCTCCTTGTTGCTTTCTAAACTCTTCGACAAATCGCTTGCCGAAATTCCTGTTTTTTGCCGCTGCGACTAATAGCCCATCAGGGCTATCAGGATGTACTCTTTCTTCTTGATTTTGGTTGATAAATCGGCGTTTCTTTGCCATAATTACCTCATTGGGTTGTTGTTAAATTAAATCCATTTGTTGAGAAGCCTCACCATTCGCCGTGGTTGAGGTTTTTCTTTTTGGTGCTTTGACATGTTCAAGCATCTGAATTAACGCTCTAGCCTCATCACCTTGCAATATCACTGTGTCATCTGGTGTCTCATACCCAATAGCAACTAAAAGCCTTGCACAACGTTGTATGAAGCTTAATTGCGTTTTGGATTGTTGAGATTGCCAGCGAGATATTTGTGATTCGTGAATACCCGTTCTTTTCGCTACTTCTCTAGCGCCAGTAACAAGTATCCCTTTCATGATTTTTGATTCGATTTCTCGAAATTTGCGTTCGTTTGATAGTTCCATTTGTTAAATTCCTTATTAAATTACTTCCCATATTGGGAACAGCAGTAATGATCCGTGGCTCATTCCATATGAGCGGATTGTTTGCTCTGAGAATTTACTCTGAGCGGGTTAGCGATGTTAAAGAGCGTGATGGTGATTATTTTTTAGTGCTTGGAAATGGCTTTATTTCTATTGCTTTAATGCCATTTTCCGTTTGTGATAAGAGAATATTTCTCCCTTCTCTTAGCGCTTTACTGATAGCGCCTTGAGTAACACCTATTGCTTTAGCCGTCTTATCTTGACCATGCTCCTTGACATATTCACGTAAAGCTAGTTGGTTCATCTTCTTCTCCTTTAAAATGAATCAGCTTAATTATTATATTCGGTAATAAAAAAGTCAATACCAACGGTATTTTTAAAATATAACTTATAGTAATAAAATGCAGGGATGAACAAAAAGAAACCGCTATCAGAAGAGCAACTGGCAGATGCCAGAAGGCTTAAATCAATCTATTCCTCTAAGCGCAAGACGCTAGGGATAAATCAAGAAGACATAGCTGAAAAGCTAGGTGTCAACCAAAGTGCTGTCAGTCATTATTTAAATGGAATTAATCCATTAAACCCGAACGCAGTTGCTACATTTGCAAAGATATTGAAGGTTGCTGTTAGTGATATAAGTCCGTCAATATCTAAACAAATAATGTCTCTGGCTCAATCGGTAGATGATGAAATCGAATATGTAGGCACAGTGCCTTCAGGAATGGTTCAGGTGCGCGGTGAGGCATTCTTAGGTGTTGATGGTGCCGTTGATATGATCGAGGCTCACAATGGCTGGCTGAAGATATACAGCGACGATAAAGACGCCTACGGGTTGAAGGTTAAAGGTGACAGTATGTGGCCACGCATTCAGTCAGGTGAATTTGTTGTGGTTGAGCCAAATACAACAGTCAGATCTGGCGATGAGGTTTTTGTGCGTACGGTAGAAGGTCACAACATGATTAAAATTTTCAGCAAAACTCGTGATGGAGACTATCAGTTTTCCAGTATAAACAACTCACACAAGCCTATAACTTTATCACCAGATCAAGTTGACACCATGCACTATGTGTCAGCCATCGTTAAACCAATTAAATATATAGACGCTTGCGAAAAAACAGGCCGAGCACTGTTTTAATGGCCTGACGACACGTTTTAATAATTTTATTTTAACCGATAGATAGCTATAAACATAACTACGATAAGCCCAATGCAAATAGCCAATAGGTTTCCATACTGGCTTTGTAATACTGCATTCGCCTTTTCTAATTCAATGATTTTGGCTTCCAAGTTAGGCATAGGAACCTCGATAGTGGATGAAATAGTTAAGTGGATTATTGCAAATACTGAAAGAATTATATCAATCGTTGCAATAATTGCATCATACTTTATTGGTGTTTATTCGAACAGACGCAACGACCGGCGCAAAGAGTTTAATTCAGTTGCAGACCCTATCTACATAAGGCTCATTAAAGCCAAGAAAGATCTAGATTTAGGGTTGTGCGTTCACCATTCTTTAGTTAATGAAAAAGAAATATTGAATCTTTCTATCCATATGAAAGAAAAGGAAAGAGAAAAGCTGATAGTGGCTTACAAGGAGTTTTGTGATGCTGTATCAATGATTAAGTGGGATAAGTATCACAAACCAACTTTAGAAGACGATGTAAGACAGAAGATAGTAGAAAGCCTTAAGTCTCTTATAGACTTAACAAAACATAGATAACCCCAGCCCTCTCCGCGAGGGCTTTTTTGTACCCCCTCCCCTCCAAAGAAGTGATCTGCATTCCAATCTGAGATTTTTTTGAAAAAAATTCCTTTTAAATTCAATAATATTACCGAAAATATAATTTTATATTACCGATGGTATTGACTTAAATAAATACCGCATGTAATATTTATCACATCGAAGGCAAGGAGCCATAGATAAACAGGATGTTCGCTCTTTTACAATTAGGAACGCTCAGAATAAATTTTCAGAGCAACCACTGAGTGGTTTTTGGGGTGATGGTCGAAAAGACAAGCAGTCGCCTTGTGGGCGAAAGACAGCTACCGGAGGCATCCGGCATCACCACCAAATATCACTTAGGAGGCAAATATGGCAACAATAATTTTTAAAGAGAACTCAAAAATTCGCAGACGCAGAAAGCAAGGTGAGTTTTTGGCTCGAAAGATAGCTATGAGAAGTCGCTCAGTGGAAGAAATTTGGGATTCGATATTTGGCGTTGAGAGACCAGAACGCCCTGTTCTCTCTCTCAAACCAACAAAGCATTATCCAAGTGGAGATAACTGTTGCTTACCTAATGTAGCAGTATTTTCAGGAGTTAAAACAAAACAGCCGAGCAGTGAGTTCGGGGTTACGGCGAGGTAAAGCCCACGGATGGGCTTAGTCATGAAATCCAAGTTTTGTTTTGGTAGCTTCAAGGAATAGCTTGGTAGCAATACTTGCATTAGCAAATGCATAATCAACCATTCTACTAACAACAGCTTCAGCGCCCTTTTCCTTTACCATATCGAGAAGCGTTTTTTTATCTTCATCAGGTAGGTTAACGGCTCTGATCATTGCTTCTAAATTGTTAATGGTGCTTTCGTGAATTTTTATGTTAACAACGTTTAATTTGTTACCAAGAGTGTCGGCATTAGCGCAGTCAACACCATCAGCGGTTAACCCCATTTTGTGAATATTAAAAGAATAGGGCTCATCATCGACAACGCCGACTCTCACAGCACCGTCTTGTACTAACCCTCTTTTTTGCAAGTAGTCCAACTCTCTTGCTAGTTGGTCTTCTCCGAATTCTTCCAGTAACTCGTTAAATTTATCCTGAGTTATTGGTTTCATTAAGAATTCTCTATTATTTAATGCTTGAATAATCATTTCTTGCCTCTCTGATAGAACGTGCATGTTGTTTTCCTTTTTCATTGGTGGGGTGAACACATTGTAACCAATTTCTTTGGTGGGGACTAGAGAAACCACTGACGCCCTAAGTGGATAAACAAACGGGCACAGTTAACTAATCCCAGTCCATTCTGTGGGCTGTGGTGAGTTGATTAATAGATAGGAGATAGAGCAACTATTTCCATTTTGGAAACTGTTGAATTAGTTAATAACGGAGGGAGTATGACAGATAAAACAGGTGGAGCGGCTTTTCCGATTCCAGCAACAGAGTTACATGGCACTACCGCAGGCATGACGTTGCGAGACTATTTCGCTGCTAAGGCTATGCAGGGGATGCTTTCAAACGAACAATGCAAGCCATTTGATATGAGTTTTTAGTGAAGAATACCACGCAAATTGCGCATACCGCATGGCAGATGCAATGTTAAAGGCTAGGGGGTGATATGTGGGAAAAATGACATTCGTAGTTGAGTATAAAGATGGCAAGGAGCCGTCTGTAAACGCAGGAAAGGAGATATTAGGCGGTCGATTAACAGCCGTAGCATTCTATGATTACCGTGATGATTTGCTTACTCAGGATGAGGCTCAAGCTGTAAACAATTCCATTGAATTTACTGTACTGCGAGACTACTGCGAAGAGTTTGAAGTTGATTTCGATGAAGTTGTCGCTAAGTTAGAATCGCCACTCTAGCAATCGCAAAAGCTCTTGGTCAGCAGTAACCCACCACTTAATCATTCATATCGCTATTAATAGTGAGGAATACGCACATAAGGAATATAGGAAATGGCAAATGAATTAGTCGTAATTGAACAAGCTACGGCGCTAGGTTTGTTTACGGCGACAGAAAAAGTAAATCAGATGTTAGAGTACATTAAATCTCTAGCAGAAGAAGAGCGAAAAGAACTCGACAGTGATTTCTCAGTAGCTAAAAACCGAAAGGCTTTTGCATCTCTGGCGTACAAAGTTGCTCAAACAAAAACGTATATCGACAAGGAAGGTAAAGCAGTTGTCGATAAGTTAAAAGAGCTACCCAAAAAAGTTGATGCTAATCGCAAGATATTTCGTGACGAGCTAGATGCATTAAGCACAGATATTCGCAAGCCACTAACAGAGTGGGAAGCACAAGAAAAAGCTCGCGAAGAAGCCGAAGCGCTTAAGAAGCAAATCGAAGTTGATCATGAAGAAGCCCTGCAAATGAACGAGCTGTTTGATTTACGCAAAGCTGAAGAAGAACGCAAACGCATTGCTCGTGAAGAAGAAATGAAGCGACAAGCTGCGGAACAGGCAAGACTTGAAGCTGAGCGCAAAGCACAGCAAGAAATTGAAGCGGCAGCACGGCGTGAGCGTGAAGCAAAAGAAGCCGCTGAACGTGCAGAGCGTGAAAAGCAGGAAGCAATTCAACGTGCAGAGCAAGCGGCGAAAGAAGCCAAGGAAAAGGCAGAACGTGATGCTAAAGAAGCTCATGAACGAGCAGAGCGTGAGAAGCAATTAGCTATCGAAGCCGAACGCAAGAAAGCACGGGAAGTAGAACAAGCGCGATTAGCAGAAGAAGAACGTAAGCGTCAGGAAGAAGCCAAACGTCAGGCTGATAAGGAACATCGTCGCAAGTATAACCAAGAAACCTTACAAGCCTTGGCAAGTCACGGGTTTGATGAAAAATTAGCGACTGAATTTATTAAGTTAGTTGCTGGTAATAAAATCCCCCACATGACAATGAACTACTAATACCCACCGCACCAACACCAAATAACCACCCTATCGCTCACCTAGCGAGGTAACAATGAAAACTAACTATTACAGCGCTATGCGTGATTGCATGGCGGTGCGTATCACTACGCCTTTTTTACAACTCGCACGTCAAGCGGCAAGGATAGCCGTCTCAACTAATAACAAGGATGTCTGGCGGTTGGCGAGTCAACTACAGAAGATGGCTTACGGGAGGAAAGTATGTCACTGACTATACGTTACACCTATGCAGATATGACCAGTAGAAACCGAAATAATGGCACGGAAATAGCCTTTCAGAATCTTAACGATGTCCGCATTGAAACAGAATCATTCAGAGAGCTTACTCAGTATTACCAACCTGAGCCATCAGAAGTCGTTGATTACATCATTAATCAGTATGACGAAAAGTCACTCGCTGCGGCTATTCATCTCTCAGGACGAGGGGAAGTAGTCGCGAAGATACTCAATGAGTTGTATTTCAGGAGGGTTGCGTGATTACCAACACCTGCGGACTCAGAAACGACTGGTACGAACGCCAAATGGAACGAGAAGCGTTTGTTAACTCTCAGGAAGAGAAAATATCAGTTGATGAGGTTATGGATAGCCTACCAGAAGAACTGTTATGTATGGATTTAGCAAGGAAGTTAAATCCGGTATTTGAAATTAGCCCCCAAGCGCTGGATGCGGTTTTAGACGGAATTAGAACAGCTATTCAGATAGGGATAGATAAGGAGATATTGTGAGCACGTCAATTATTGAGTTTGTGCAACAACAAGAACCATTATTTTGTAACGCACTGACAGATCAAACGATCACATGGGCTAAGGAAAGCCAGTTTGCAATCCAAGCGTTTCAACGGAATGACAGCCTAGCAAAAGTGGCAATGGAAAATCCTGCAAGCGCACAGAATGCAATTATTAATGTGGCTGCCATTGGAATTACATTAAACCCTGCAAGTAAGTTGGCGTACTTAGTTCCTCGTAATGGATTCGTGTGTCTTGATATTAGCTATATGGGCCTCATGCACCTAGCTCAAGTGACTCAAGCTATCGAATGGGGTCAATGCAAGTTAGTCCATGAAAATGATGTTTATGAATCCAATGGTCTAGACACCCCGCCAACCCACAAATATAACGCATTCAGTGATAGAGGTAGTGTTATTGGTGGTTATTGCACAGTAAAAACAGCAAGTGGCGACTATCTCACGGAAGAGATGAGATTGGATGAGATAAAGGCTGTTGAGGCTACGAGCAAGTCAAGAAATGGCCCATGGAAAACATGGTGGGATGAGATGGCTCGCAAAACAATTGTGAAAAGAGCGAGCAAATACTGGCCTCGTCGTGAAAGGTTAGATCAAGCCATTGATTATGTGAATACCGAGGCAGGTGAAGGAAATTATTTTGATGCGCCTGAAAGTAAATCAAAGGACATAACGCCAGCAAGCGAGGATCAATTAAAGGCTATCACGGACTTGATGCTTAAAGTTAATGGCGAATGGAGTGACGCATTCTTCACATTCATTAGTAAAAAAATTCAACCATCAAATATCCCATCCAGAGCAATTAACCACATTTGAAGCCAATACCATTATCGACATGCTAAGGAAAAAGGCAGAAGGAAAATGATTAGTAATGACATCATTCTAAGCAAAAACAGGCATTGATTTAACCAAAGTAGAGCAAGGAAGCGAAGAATGGATGTCTATCAGGCTCGGTGTAGTAACTGCCTCTGAGGCATGGAAGGTTATCTCTAAGCCAAAGTCAGGGAAAAAAATGGCCAGACACAAAGAAAACATATTTAAACACCCTTATTGGTGAAGTCTGTACAGGAGTTTACAAGGAAGTATCAGCAAGGACGCTGGAATGGGGTAAAAACTACGAATTAGAAGCAAGGATGACATTCGAGTTTTACACCGGATTAACGGCAAAGGAAGTGCCAATAATATTTAAAGATGAGCAACTACGGATAGCTTGCTCACCAGACGGCATTTGCAGTGATGGCTCTGGATTAGAGCTTAAATGCCCTAATAACACGGACGTATTTATAGACTTGGCATTGAATGGAATCAATGCAATGAAAAAGGAATATGTGGCTCAAGTTCAATATTCCATGTGGGTTACAGGTAAGGATATCTGGCACTTTGCAAATTTTGACCCACGCATGCCGGCAGGGAAAGAAATCGCATATTTCCTTGTTGAGCGTGACGAAAAAATGATGAAAGAATTCGACGAGTTAGTGCCTGAGTTCATCGAAGTAATGGATCAGGGGTTAAACAAGTTAGGCATTCAATTTGGCAATCAATGGAGTGTATATGGCAAGTAAAGGCGTGAATAAATGTATTCTTATTGGTCACTTGGGGCAAGACCCTGAAATTCGATACATGCCATCAGGTGGCGCTATTGCAAATCTCACATTGGCCACATCGGAATCGTGGCGTGATAAACAAACTGGTGAGATGAAAGAAAAAAACTGAGTGGCATCGAGTGTGCATCTTCGGCAAATTAGCAGAAATTGCAGGTGAATATCTGCGTAAAGGTTCACAAGTTTATATTGAAGGTCAATTACAAACACGTAAATGGCAAGATCAAAGTGGTCAAGATCGCTACAGCACTGAAGTTGTGGTGAATATCGGTGGCACAATGCAGATGTTAGGTGGCCGTGGTGGTCAAGATAATGCACCTTCACAAGGCCAAGGCGGTTGGGGTCAACCTCAGCAACCGCAAGCACCAAAACAAGCATCGAGTAATCAAACACCACAAAGTGAGCCACCTCAAGATTGGGATGATCCTATGCCTTTCTGACCACTCCACCCGTTTAACCAAAGGATATAACCATGAGTATTAATTATGTACCAAAGATAATTATCGGAACAGATATAGATAACGTGACAATCGATGAAGAAGAAATAGATGATTTGCTAGATGATGAATATACACGACACGGCTCATATTTAAGCGGTGAGTTTAGTTTTATTGGAAAGGAACTTTTTATTCATGAACTAGCTCAACACGACTTTCAATTAAGATTTCGCGACCTAAAAAATGAAATCGCAGAAGAGCTAGGCGTAAGCCCTAATGATATACACATAAGAAATGGCTTATTAATTATGTAATTCAACCAAAGGACTCAGTGCAAGGATGCAAACAGGAGATGGATATGACAGATAAACTCAAAAAAGAAATAAGCAGCATTATGGATAGAGCGGCAATGGGTAATGCGACTGTCTGTATATTAAATCGCTTCACCAGCACCGTTCAGATAGCATCATTTTTAATTAGCAAAAGGAAAGTAAAAGAAGCCACTGATTGGCTATATGGTGCTTTGGAATGGGATTCTGAGGTTGATATTTTTAGCGACCTGAAAGATAGCGACGGCAATTCAGAGGATATTCAAACTTGGTTCGATAAGCAGATGGAAGGCGAAATTAGCTTTGCAGAAGCAATTGAATTAATCCGCAAACATTACCCCGAACTTGAAAAGCTACGGACAGCTTAATTTAACTCGCAGGGATGCAATGAAGAGGAATGAATATGAACAGTTTTACACATTATGGGTAATTTATGAAATTCACACTGCCAGAGCCAGACCCTAAGGATGTTTGTAACTTATGTGATAAGGAGGTTGGTAAAGATAATTTAATCCAAGGTCATACGGCAAATATTTGTTTTGAGTGTTCTGATTTAGTGAAAGAAATGGCAGATGAAAAGCGCAAGGAAATAGCAGAAAAAGAAATTGAGCAAATGGCAATTGATTTATCAACTGGTGACTTAGGTTTAGTTGATATGGGAATGGGAACAGCCAGAGCACATGCCGAGCGTTTATATAAAGCTGGATATAGAAAGGTGGAGTGATGGATAAATCAAGACAGCAATTTGAAGAGTGGCGCAGTAAGAATAAATCATCAACGATAAATCTATTCGATGTATGGCAAGCATCACGCGAGAGTGCCGAGCCAGAAATTAAACATCATCAACTAAGAGAGCTCGTTAATACTGCGAGAGATACGGCAATTAAATATCAAGGGTGTCAATGCTTACGTTCAGCGTTATCAACAGCCATAAGACACAGCTTAATCTGTAATGGAGTGAAAATAAAAAAATGAATGATGGTTTTGAGGTGGATATTTATTTTAGATATAAAGACCATTCTGAAAGAAATAAATCAATTCAGGTTAGTTCATTTAAATTTGATGATGAAATCCAATATTTCAACAAACCTTTCTTAATAAGCTACAAAGCAAAAACCAAGAAAACATTAACATGCAAATGCCGAGCTAATGATTGGCATGATAACGGCCGTGATGTAAATGAATATGAATGCGGACAGTGCGGGATGTTTATAACTGTAATCTAATCAAGTAACAATTCATGCAAATAATCGGATATGTATTACTCGTGCTAATACAGGGTTATGCTGTGCCTGTTACAGAGAAAATATACACACAGCAAGAATGCGAGAGCCGTGCAGTGCAAATAATGCAGGTGCGGAATGTTGAAGTTGTTTGTGGAGAGGTGCTCAGGTGAAAAAGCTATCAACGATGGATGACCTAATAGAGTCTAGTTATAACGAACACTGCAGAATAATTGTTAATTACTATTTCAGTGGTAGGCATGGAAATAAAAAGAATGAGCCTGAAGCTCCTAAATATAGGAGAGATAGGGTGTTAAATAAATTGGCAAAAATAGAAATGGGCGAGATATGAAACAAGTTCAAGCAATGACGACGTTAGTATTAATTGATGGTATTACATATCAAATAGTGCTTCCTAAACACATTATCGCATTACAAGCAAAGCAAGCATTAACGATGGCTAATGAATTTGATGGAATGCTATTTCCATGTAAATTTACCAATATAAAGCCAATGGAAGCTGATGGACTGCCGTTTTATATAAGTGATAGTGGAGCGGAGAATGAAAAAGTATGACTTAATTCTTGCTGACCCTCCTTGGTCTTACAATAACAAAGTATCAAATGGAGCAGCAGATAATCATTACAATACCACCGACTTATATTCACTCTCCCGATTACCAATAGAAAAACACTCCTCTAAAAATGCCGTACTGTTTATGTGGTACACAGGGAACTTTGCACTAGAAGCAATAAAACTAGCCGAAGCATGGGATTTTAAAGTTAAAAACATGTTCGGGTTCGTATGGGTTAAATTAAATAAAAATGCAGGAGATAGAATAAATAAAAACCGCCAGAGGATTTTTTCGATTTCATGGAAATATTAAACAATGAGACAAAGATTAATTGCGGTAATTACACTCGTCAAAATGTCGAAATGTGTTTAATAGCAACAAGAGGAAATGGATTACCTCGTAAGTCTGCAAGCGTGAGACAAATTATTTACTCGTGCTTAGGTGAACACAGCGAAAAGCCAAAAGAGGTACATCATCGTTTGGAGGAATTATACGGAGACGTTCCTAGACTCGAATTATTCGCTCGTGAGAAATACGGTGATTGGGATGTATATGGCGACCAAGCGGAAGAAAGTATTCAATTAATATAGGTAAATTATGGACATTATCGACTCAGCAAATGAAACAAACGAATTATATATTCAAGTGTCATTATCAAATCGCAAGGTAGCAATTAAATCATATAGCGGAATGTGTATCTGGTGTCACGAAGAACCAGTCGCACCTAATAGTGCATACTGCAGTAAAGATTGCGGTGATGACCATGAGCAGTATAAAAGGAAGAATGGATAGGAGGGTAAAATGGAAGGGATGACCATGCCAAGAAAAGAAGCTGCCGCATATATTGGTATATCAGAAGACACACTCTCTCGTTGGTGCAAGCTAGGATTGATTGCATACACAAGAAAGGACCCATCAAAGAAAAACTCGCCATACCTATTTACGAGAGCTGCGTGTATTGCGGCGGCTAATAAATCAATTCACAATATACCAGTGAACGCTGGTGAGACACGAGAGGGAAAATCATGTCTTTATTCAGAAGAGGTAAAATATGGTACGGAAACTACACGACGCCAAGCGGTAAAAGAATCAAGGAATCTCTTGGCACAGAGGACAAGAAGCTCGCGCAGGAGTTGCACGACACAAGAAAGGTCGAGTTATGGCGCATAGAGCGTCTTGGTGACTTTCCTGATGTTACTTTCGAAGAGGCTATAGTTCGATGGATTGAAGAGAAAGCAGACAAAAAATCACTGGATGACGATAAAGGTCGGCTTTCTTTTTGGTTAGATCACTTTGAAGGTTACCGACTTAAGGATATTACAGAAGCAAAAATATATTCCGTTATCAATAAGATGGTAAACAGAAAAGCAAGAGAGAGATGGGAAAAAACAAGCGGAATCAGCTAAAAGAAAGGGAAAGGAAATCCCCGCATTTACTGATGTCCCTGTCAGTAACGCAACCAAAGCAAAGCATCTCGCCATCATGAAATCTCTGTTAAGAGCTGCTGAACGTGATTGGAAATGGTTAGAAAAATCTCCCGTTATCAAAGTTCCAACAATCAGAGAAAAGCGGGTTCGGTGGTTAGAGCATCATGAAGCTAAAAGACTGATTCAAGAATGCCCTGAACCACTGAAATCCGTAGTTACATTTGCATTGGCCACTGGATTAAGGCGATCCAATATTATCAATTTAGAGTGGAGTCAAATTGATATGCAAAGGAAAGTTGCATGGATAAACCCAGAGGATAGCAAATCAGGCCAAGCAATTGGTGTTGCTTTAAATGACACTGCTTGTCAGGTTCTTAAGGAGCAAATAGGAAACCATTACAAATGGGTATTTGTTCATACTGAATCAAAGAAGAGAACAGACGGAACATTAACGCCAAGTGTTAGGAAAATGCGAGTTGATTCTAACACAGCATGGAGGGCGGCACTAAAAAGAGCAGGAATAGAAAACTTCCGTTTTCATGATCTGCGCCACACATGGGCGAGCTGGTTAATTCAGTCCGGAGTTCCACTTTCAGTATTACAAGAAATGGGCGGATGGGAATCAGTTGATATGGTTAGAAGGTATGCTCACCTAGCGCCTAATCATTTGACTGAACATGCAAAGCAAATAGACAGTATTTTTGGCACTTGTGTCCCAAATACGTCCCACTTAAGAAAAGTAGAGAATTTAAAATGA